TTAGCCTAATTTACTGTTTAAAAGCTCCACCTGATCCCGGTCTTTATCACACATCCATTTCGAGTAAACCTTATACACCATACTGGCATCAGTATGCCCCATCTGGCTGGCTATAAAAGAGGGGATCGCACCTGCAGACAACAACCAGCACGCGTAAGTATGGCGAGACTGATAAGGCACACGGCTGCGTATTCCCGCTTTTTTTAGACCCTGCTTCCAGCTATAGCCCAGCGCGTTTTTTGAATAATAGGGATTCGGAACAGCAAATTTAATTACCGGACGAAACACAAACCGTACGTGCTGCTGATCAGTGCTCGCATACGCACGATGGTTAAATGTGATTTCTGTCGTCTGGTCTGCACCGGTCAGATGGAACTGATCTCTTAACGCTTCGAGGGCTGGCTCCAGCAATGTGATCGTGCGTTCTCCGGCGGACGTTTTAGGCGGCCCAAACTGATCGTAGTTGTTCAGATTCCTACTGACATGAATTTTTCCATTGACCAGATCAACATCATCCCACCCAAGTGCGCACAGTTCCCCATGACGAAGACCAGCGTAAAAGGCCACTTTCCATAAGTTAAGAACTGAAGCCGGTAACACCGAAATGAATCGCTCGTATTCTTCCATCGTGAATGGATCCGGTGCTTTTCTTGGCCGTTTCAAAGAAGGAATATCTTCAAAAGGGCTGTTAGAAATAATGTGGCTACGTTTGGCAAATTTCAGCATGGCGCAAAGTGTGCGGATTTGCTCGTTTACCGTGGCTGGTGCCCGGCCCGTTTTATTCAGGTGTGGCACAACATCATTACGTACATCCCCCAGCAATAACTCCTTCCGGTATCTCAGAATGTCGATCTGTTGAATATCGGTGATCAGGGTTTCGCTACCAACGATCCGCAGCAGAATCTTGATGATGGAATGCATGTTCCGCGCTGATGCGTAGGACATTTCCAGCTCTTTGGTTCCGCTGTATTCATCACAAAGTTCCTGGAAGGTACTAATCCTCAACGTAGTTGAGAATTTTTTTGCTGCCTTAGAGCCAGGAAACTGCAGGCCATAATCGAATATCCCCATCTGGATATCACTGGTGATCTTCGCTCTGAGCTGGCCTGCTTTTTTGAGGTTGGCGTTCGTCACCAGCCAGCCTTTAAGCGTTTCCCGGCAACGAACCCCTCGATAAATGAACCATATCCGAATCTTGCCATTGTGAATTTCAACACCCGTTGGCGCCACGTCACTGCTCCTGAACGAAACTGTTTATCTTTGGGAAGTTGTACCAAAGTGTCGCCCGCGGAGAGTTGTTATCTCCTTCAGTCTGGGTTACACGCTTAAAATGAATACCTTCGATCCAGCGATGAGCGCGGTAGCAGGTTACCTGCCGCTTTGAGAGTCCCGTTCTCTCACACAGCTTCGCTTCAACCACCCACTCTTCGTTAAAAATCACCTGTGCCATCTTTCACCTCAGGTAACCGACATCATTATAAAGATGCCGGCTGTTAAACATTGATATTTCAATATCAGGCGATCTGCCCGGGTAAGGATCGCAGGCGGCGCATGCCAGTCATCGCAGTGGCCACGTAGCTCGCTTTCCGGTTCACCACCTCCACCCAGACCTTCACTCCTTCCACCCGTACCGTGTACGTCTCTTTCATCCGGCTGCGCCCGTAGTTTCCGTACCGCTCTTGATGGGCCGCCAGGGCGATTTCGCAGGCCTGACGCGCCAGCGGTGACTGTGTGCTGCGGTTAATCAGTCGCATGGTCATCTCCTTCGATACGCTTAAACTCGATCACCCAGACCCACGGGTTGGCCTGCCAGCTGCCGTCGCCGTAAATTGACTCCCACAACCAGGAAAAAACTTCACGCGCGTCATAGCTTGCGCCATCGAAATATTGATCCCCTTGGTTAAGGCAATAGCGGCCAGTGGCGGGCAGTTTTATCAGACCTTCTCGGGCTGCATCTGCCTGGCTGATACTGTTCAGGCGTTGAACGCCAATATTGGCGATCTCCAGCAGAATGCGGCTGGCCCAGCGCGGCATGTGGATGGATGGCGTCCACTTTCCATACGGGCTGTTGCCGTCGGCTGCATACAGCAGAGCTGAGCAACCAGCTGGCTCGTCTTGGTCAGGTACTGTGCTGAACGTCTCGCGCACCCAGATGCGATCGCCTGGCTTACCGAACGGACTATTCCAGTAGTTGCCCGCCGCCAGTTCTCCGGCCAATTCGTTTCCAGCTAACTCACAGCCCATGTTCTTATCGATTACCGGGAATTTAACCGGGCGCCGGGTCTGCGTCTTCCGGCCGTCCAGAATCGCCCGCACCATCTGACCGTTAAAAATCATTCCGCGCTCAGTCATTCCAGGCCTCCAGCTCGTTCTCAATTTCTTCGTCGATCTCGTCGTTGGTGGCATCCTCATTGAGATAGCTCAGGGCTTCTTTCAGGTAATGCTCTCGACGGCTATTGTCGTACCAGACTGAAAACTCAGGAGACCAGCCGGTGTCATCACCATTTTCAGCGAAAAAATCATGCATCGCGTTGTTGTAGGCCAGACGGTCCACCATGCAGTCAGCTGTTGTAAGCGCAATGCCATGGATGAAATCGCGAAGGTGATGTTTACGCCACCATGGACTTACTTTCGAATCGCAACGGCTTTTAAACTCAACTTCCCAGCGGCGGATACAGCGTGCATTTAATGATTTGCTCATGTCATTACCGGGAGAGCGAACCCTCCCGCCTCCCTTAGGCCACGTATTCCGGTTTCATATCTGCCAGGGTGATGCTGAACTTATCGTGCAGCTCGTCGCCCAGGTGACGTTTTGCCGACGCCAGTACGCGTTCAGCTTCCTCGAAGCGCTCGGCACCATCCGGTTCTCCGGGCTGCGGCAGGGAGTTGATCGCCGCCTCGACCCGGTTATACGCATCCACCAGGTGGTAACGCTTCACGGCCTTGTTTTTCAGCTCGGTATACAGGGCCGAACCCAGCGTGTTTTTGGCAGTTTCGATATCGGCCCGAACTGCTTTGGCGTTATCTACGTCCTGCGCGGACTCAATGCGATCCCTGAAATCATCGGTCATAGCATCGACGTTGGCGGCTGATTCCCGCGTGCTGTGGGTTGTTGTTACAGTGTCACTGTGGATGTCAGCTAAGTTAACGCGCTGCGGTGCCGGATTGATCTCCTTCTCGGTGCGCGGTTCAACTTCATCCGGGCTGTAGACGCCGAGGATGACCTCAGGGCAGTACAGGCGCGCCCAGTACTTCATCGCGAGATAGGCGATCTGCTGCTTGGGTGCCGTTTTCCACAGTGGGGAGTTCCGGGTGGTAATGTCAGCCAGGTAGATGTTCTCGCCCCAAGTGATATCCGTCTCGCCGCGCAGGACAGCGCCAACCCGGACAAACAGGCCCAGCTCATCGCGGCCGTCTTTCTTACCGGCGATCTTTTCCCAGTCGCCGCCGTATTCGTAATGGAAACGGCCCACTATGGCGCTTGAACTGGAGATAACTGCGTTTACCAGCTGCGCTTCGTAACCCAGCACGCCGTTAACCAGGTGCGTTTTCTGGGCGACCGCGTAAGGATTCATGCCCCACTGCATGGCCTGCATGACGATCGCCATGCAGTCAGCTGGTTTACCCGCCAGGTGTTTTGGTACGGTAACGGCAGACTGTGCCATCAGCTCGGCAAAGGCGGTCAACTGGCCAAGTGCCTGCACGTTAAATACTGCATTGCTGGCAGAGATGGTGTTCGGAGTCTGCTCAGCAGCGATAATGTTGGTGTTTTGCATGGTCATTCTCTCCATTAAGCCAGGCGCAGCGCTTCAAGGCGGCGCAGGTCGAAGTCGTTCAGTTCGTCGGTGTAGTCTTCGGTGATCGGCGCTGGCCACACGCCAGTGTCGAAAGCGTTAGCGATGCGATTCATGGTCTGGCGATACTCGAGCATGCCCAGCTCAATCAGTTCTTCGCTGGCCTCAACGATGGCGATCCAGTGATAACCCTCGTCTTTGTTAACGAAAATCCAGAAGAACTGATCCAGCGCCGCGGTGTTCATGTACATTGCCGCGCTGAGGTGATAATCGCGGTCGATGATTTCACGGTGCAGTCGAGAGCGCAGGCCGGACTGCTTCACGTTCCACATGCTGATGGTTTTCAGGTCGGCACCTATGCGCACCGCCTCGATGTCGATCTCCAGATCAGGGCGTACGCGGATTTCCAGCCCGGTCTCTTCGTCGATACCGAAATAGCTCGTCTCAACAGCGCGATCAGGGTGCAGCAGCAGCTTGCCGGCAGTCGGGTGCTCGTGCAGTGCTTTCTGAATGGCCAGCGCCGTTTGCATCTGCTGCTGGGTAACAAGAATCTTGTCGCCTGGGTTCTCGCGCCACGCATCCAGCAGTTCGTCAGCGAATACCGCATCCGGCTTAACGGACTTCACCGCCTGGATCATTTCCGCTTTGGTGCCTGACACTTTCAACGGTGCCGTTTTCTGCGCTTCCTGCGCCACCAGGTCAGGGTTGATGATCGCCAGCTGCTCGAGGAGAGCATCACGGCTGCCGCTGGTTTTCACCGGCGCGGGCAGGGTGGCGGTGTACTCTTTGATGCAGGCTTTCATGGCCGTGGCGGTATGTTTCGTGCCGTTCTCAATTCGCTGATAAACCTCTGGCAACTGCTCATAAGCTGCGTAGGTTTCATCAACTGATGCACCCAGCGGCAACTGTGCGGGCAGGGTGGCGTTGTACTCATCCAGCAGCTCCTTGATGTCGTCGGCACTCAGCTGCGCTGGCAGGCTGGCGTTATGTGCATCGATAAAGGTGCGCAGGGTCGCCGCGGTGGTGAATGCCCCTTCCGGGATCACCGGCTCCACGCTGAACTCCTCATCGAGGTTTTCCGGCTGCAGCGCCAACGCATGCACCAGGTTACCCATATCCAGCACTTTGGAGCCTTCGCGCGGGATGGTCTTGGCGACGTGGCGCGCGTTGAAGTACATCAGGCTGACTCGGGCATCTTTCACCTGGGTGCTGCTGATCCCGTTCGCTGCGTGGTAGACGTTATTCGGCAGACCCTCATAGCGGCCCGGTTCGAAGTACGCCGGGTATTCGGCTACTGGTTCGGCCTGATGCGCTTCTGACTCGATCTGATTCACTTTCGGTATGTTTTGATGCGCAGAATCGTCATCTTGATGCGCATTTGCCGCGTTTTGGTTCACATCGGCCTGTTCCCGGTTAGCCAGGCTCGGCGCGGTCGCGGCCAGAACCTCAGCCGGATTCAGGGCATCTGCTTGCGGATCAACTGCATCAGCGCTTTCGCCTGGTGGTAACGCGTCACCAGCTTCTCCTTCCTGCGGGTTAGTCTCTTCCATCTGCACATCGCTGGTGATCTCCGTTACTGTTTCGGTGTTTTCGACTGCGTTTGAGGGGGTATTGATGACCGGGTCAGTATTTCCACTCATCAGGCCTTCGATAGAGAACACGCCGCCGCCGAGGTTCGCGACCTGCGGCTGGCTGGCGGCAGCACTCACCCACTTAGGCAGGGTCTGCGTTTCTGCTTCATCTTCATCAGCGAGTTTTTTCTCACCGGCTTCTACCCATTTCGGCAATGCTTGTTGCTGCTCGACGGCTTGAGTGTCCTCTTCCGATTCGATGCACGGCAGAGGGAGAAGCTCTGTCGCATGGCAGAAAGCTGCTGTCATTGTCTGGTTGATGTATTCGAGATGAGCAACCGGCGTCAGGTGGATGTTCTCCGGCGCAATGCGTACCAGGTTAAAAATGGCCGCGCGGTTGACCGCCAAAACGCCAGGCTGATTGCGCAGAATTTTGCTCCAGGATTTCCATGGATCTTCTTTGTTCGCGACAATCTCTTTGGCGCGGCGCAAAACACTGGAAGGGATTTCAAAATGGTGGAAATCCATCGGCAGCAGGGCACAGGCGATCTCCAGATCGAGGGTGTCCAGGGTGTGATGCGCATCTGCGCCGCGGTCAGTAACATACCCGCCGTCGGCATTGGTGCCTGCATCTGTGCGCTGCACGTGGTTGATGCGGTTGCCGGCGGCCCATTCGCGCGTCAGGATCCCGCGGTCAATGCTCTCGGTGCTGAACCACGCTTTAAAGAACTGGATGACCACAGACAGCTCTGTGCGTTTTCCTTCAACAGGGAAGATAGCTTTAAGTGCGCTGACCACTTTCCAGATGTCGGGTTCGTACGCTTTCTTGAACGCCTCAACGTTTTCAGCAGCTAGGATCAGGTTCTGGGCATAGCTGTTATCCATATCCAGCTCAAGCTCCAGGATGACTTGCTTTTGCTCTTCATCGACGTGATAGAAATACTGTTTGTCCGCGATAAACTGTGCCAGTACGCGCTGACGGAAAGGCAGGGTGGCAACGGTCGTCAGTACAGGGAGTTTGCGTTCGCGGAACTCTCTCAGCGCATCACAGACTGTTTCTGAGCCGCTTACATCACCAACGATTTCGCCAGTTTCGATATCCACGCCGTCGACGATAGTGGTGTCGGTGCCCTCAACAACTTCTTCGCCTGAATGCGGCTGCTGCGCAGCGCCGGGTATCACGTTCCAGGTGCGCTGGTCTTCTGCCAGGGTGTAGCGCTCGCACCAGGTGTAATCAATCACGCCTTCTTCTGGCAGGTCGTCAACAACAGGCATATCGGTGCGTACAGGCTTGGCGTAGTCCTTACCGCGGCCAGTTTCGATTTCGGCGTCTTCCAGCGCGACATCCAGCTGCAGGTTTGCGCGCGCTGCACTTTTCGCAGTGAACCAAATCACCGCATCTTTCTTGCCAGACCTCTGACTGGCCTTAAGCAGATGGAAAAATTCCATGTCAGATCCTCATTTTTGGATGTAAGATCCCCGGGCCAGAGATAGCGCCCATTGGGTGTGTTTTTGGTTTTGGTATAAATTCCGGTGAAACTTTGGTCGGTGGCACCGGACGTAGACCCCGCCTTGCGCGGGTTTTACGTTAGGCTTCGTGGGCCATCTGGTCGTACGAAGCGCAACGCGTAGAACAGTAATTACGTTGTTCGCGCGCCAGCTGGGCGCCGCGGATGAAGATCAATACGTTTTTAACTTCTTTCCCTTGCTCGATTGAGTTGCTGCAGTATGCGCATTTCGTTGAGTTACACATCTGGGTTCCCCTTCTGCGCCAGCAGATAACAGATACGGCGAACAATCACCTCAACCCAGTTCAGTTTTACGGCCTGATGCCGTACTGGTTTACGTGCGTAGTCAATCATGATCACCCTCATTTGCCCTTGTCGCCAGGCTGGCGGAACATTTCTTTAACCTGACAACGCTGCGCTTGTTGTCGATGCATTGAAGACTACAACTTAAAGTTTCGCATGTAAAGCCGAAGAAACAAAAAGTTTCGTTTGAGTATAAAAAAAGACACCTCAGGCGGGTGTCTCATTTTGGCGATAAACTATGGCTTGTTATTTTTGCTGATTGTGGATGATGTCAAACACATCACTTTTGAGAAGATCAATTTCGTGTAACACGGTCTTTGTATGCAGTATGAGGCGCAGCTTTTCTGCCTCAGGCAACTGGTTAAAGAGGGATAATAAAGCCTCTTCTTTTTCGTCAAGCTCTCTGCGTGTGCTGGTGGTTAGCACGACATTCTCTGCATCCCCATCCTCATCCATAAAGAACCAGTGCTCGGGCTTACGTGAAACAGCTGCAAGGCGTTTCAGACGTTCGCCACTGGCCACTGTTTTTCCCTTTGACCAGTTTTGGACAGCCGTATGGGAGAGCATGACCTGTTTTGCGAGATCGGCCATATTCCAGCCATTTTCGGTCATGACCTGTTTGATTCTTTTTGCGAATACGGGATGAGCGACTTTATTCATATTGTTATTTTACAACCTTTGGTTTCGCCTAGCACTCCAACTATTTGTTTCGTTTTTCTTGCAACTTAAAGTTTCGTTGAGTATCCTCATGTCATTCCACTGACAGGAGGCCCAATGAACAAATCACTTAAAGAAAAAATCACCAATACCATGTCGCGTGTCGACATTGGTGCGCAGCTTGGCATTTCATCTCAGGCAGTAAGCAAATGGATGAGCCAAGGGAAGGTCCCTGCGGGACGTGTTGTCCCTCTTTGCAAAGTCCTCAACTGGGCTGTAACGCCCCACGAAATTGATCCAGGTGCCTACCCAAACCCAACCGATGGTTTACCGCGTCAGGAGCACTAATCATGCAAACACTTTCTTTTCAACAGAATAACAGAGCGCCAGCAGAGCGCCTGACATTCTCGTTTCATCAGAATGAGAGGGATGACCCAAAGATTGATCACAGCGCCATCTGTTCTGCCGTTCGCGCCTGGGCGGCAGCAGATGGGCGTGTGGCTGTAGCCCTGGCAATCAAAGAAGCGGTTGAAGAGGCGGGACTGACAGGAATCGACACCAGCTGCAATGCCGATGTATGGAATGTGAAGCTGTTTCGTTGGCTGGATAACAAGGAGAAGTCTTCAGTCTACCGGGCGAACGTCGAGCTGCTAGAGCCGGTCATCCTTTCAGTGTTGCCACTGGCGTACCGTGATCGCGTGGTTAAAAGCGATTGCGCCTCTGTGCGCATAGCCGCAGCGGTTAAAGAAGATGCCGAAGCCATCCAGGCTGTGATTTTAAGAGCGCCAAAGCACGAGCGCCTGAAGGAGATCAGCGAAAGCATCGTGGCGAGGTTCTATCTGGATGGACCGGATTCGGTAGCACCGCTTATGGCGATGGTTACAACGATGCTGGGGGTAATGTGACGGAGTTAAAAATGGCGAAAGCCGCGGTGCTCGAACACCAACGGCTTTCTGGTGCAAATACGGGACGTAAATGCGAGGTCATTATGGCAAATGCATGTACAAAACACCAGGCGAAAGGGGCATAGCTATGTCGAATGTTGCTTACGCCGATTTTGCGGCACGCAGTGCCGTCAGGAGCAACCGGATGGAGAACCAGAAGACCGGATTCATCCCGTTGTACCGGAGTGTATTGAAGAAGCCCTGGGCGAAAGATGTTTTCCTGCGCACGCTGTGGGAAAACCTTCTGTTGGGCGCTGCCCGTCAGCCTTACACGGCAAACTTTAAAGGCCGTCAATGGCCATTGCAAACCGGACAACTGGTGACCACATCAGCCGATCTCGGGCTGAAATTATGCGACCGGGCAGGGGAGCCAACAAGCCGTCATGCAGTGGAGCGAATGCTGGCTCTTTTCGTCAAGGAAGGGATGATTACTACCGCGGGAGAGAAGCGAAAAGGCACTGTGATAACCATCACAAATTACATGATTTATGCTCAAAAAATGGACAATTTACCCGCGCATTTGGCCGAGCATAACGGCGAGCATTACTCCGCGCATAAGGAACCCAGCAACGGCGCGGTTTCAGACGGTGGTGCCGCGCATTTATCCGCGCATGGAGCCGCGCATTTCACCGCGCATCATGAACAACAATGTAATAACAACAATATAAATACTAAAAGATCCTCGTTTCGGAATTCTGTCGAATCCCGAAACGAAGCGATCCAAAAATTTCTCTCTCGCCACCCTGAAGCAGCTGACGGAATTTACACCCCTTCCGGCAAATCCTGGGGAACGGCTGATGACCTGAAGGCCGCCCGTTGGATTTATGCACAGTTGCTGACGGTTAACCCAAAACTCAGCGAGCCGAAATGGGTTGAGTGGGCCAATACCATCCGCCTGATGTGCCAGCAGGACAACCGCTCTCACTACGAAATTTGCGAACTGCTCAAGTGGGCCAGCAAGGATAGCTTCTGGAAGACCAACATCCTGAGTCCATCCAGTCTGCGTAAACAGTGGGACCAACTGAGCACTAAGCGCTTAAACAACCCATCCGGGAACCGGCCTGCAGTTCAGGGCATTGACTTCAACAACACAGATTGGATCAACGAGGTGTTCGATGGAAAGACTATCTGAACAACTGATGATCTGCGATCGCGAAAGCCTGCGCCGCGTTGCGCACAGCATGCCTGATGCCCCCGCAGAACGTCCTCAGGCTGAGCAGACAGCTGAAATCTTCAATGCCCTGTTCAGTGCTCTGCGCGCCGCGTTCCCGGCGGCAATGGCTGGCTTTCGTGAGCAGAACGATTTCAACGAACTCCGCCGCCAATGGGCTATGGCCTTCCAGGAGAACGGGATCACCACCATGGCGCAGGTTGCCGCAGGTATGCGGATCGCGCGCCGTCAGGAAAAACCCTTTCTGCCGTCTCCCGGCCAGTTCGTCGCATGGTGCAAAGAGGGGCACAACCTCCTGGGATTCAGCGTTGACGACGTGATGACTGAGTACTGGAAGTGGCGTCGCCTGATATTTCGGTTCCCGACCAGCGAGCAGTACCCCTGGCCTGCGCCAGTTCTGTATCACATCTGCATTGAACTGCGCCGCCAGAGTACCGATCGCCAGATGACCGAAAGCGAGATGCGCCAGGCCGCCAGCAAATTGCTTTCAGGTTGGGAAGAGCGAGTAGCCGCTGGCAAGCCTGTACCACCAGTTCGCCGCGCTCTCGCCGCCCCGGCTAAGGCCAGCGGCCCAACGCCAGCAGAGATGCTGATGGAGCAGTACAGGCAGCGAAAAGCCGCTGGTCTGGTTTGAGGAGATCCCCATGGCAAAACCAAAAACGCATAGCGAGCGCACCCTGTTCATCGCCTGGATTATCGAGCTGGTGAAAAAGCATGGCCGCGCAACGACAAACGATGTCGTCGCCATTTTCGGCCTGCACCGCACCACTGCCGAGAAATACATCCGGGCTGCCGTAGAGCAGGGGAAACTGATCCGCCACGGGCGCTGCGGCGTCTTCCGCGACAAGCGGGCAGTTATCGATTTTGACATGGAACGTTACACGCACCGAGGAGCATCACATGAGTGATTCACTGAGCAACAAAGAGCTGGTGGCCGTTGGTCATCAGTTTGCGAAGGCGATGAGCAGCGACACGTCGATCATCGATATGGCGAAGATTTTTTCCCGTCTGGCCGAGCGGCTGGACTGCACCAGCCTGGCGCTGCGCGAGATGACAAAGCAGCGGGCTGCGCTGGCGGCCATGCAGCTGCAAGTTATCAGGACAGCACTGTTTGAATGCTCTGAGCTTTGGGATAGGGATTGCATCATGGAGACGAACGGCATTAGCTGCGAAGATGCTGCTCAACGAGAAATCGGTGCAATAGTTCTTCATGATGCGTTTTTTCGTCAAGGAGCAACCCAATGATAATCAACATACAGAGGGCTTATGTAATTCTTCACAATATCGATTGCTTCGATATTTTTGACGTTTACTGGAGGCTCTCTCGATCTGGTTTGATATAGCATAAAGATTCATTGCGCCTTGTTTAAACATTCTGGTTCGCGTGGAAATCATGCTCCGCCTTGAAAGAGGGCCTGTATGAAACCCTTGATAAGTAACGTGTATCCATCTACAAAAGTGATTACTTCAAATCAAAAATCTGTAGCAAGATTCTAAAATCACTTTATAGAGTGCAGTTTTTGCATAACATCAAAAGTTGTGATTCATTCACATCTTGATGAACCAACCCTATGGATGAATGTCAAAAAAAGTGTAAAATAACAATATTGATACTTAGATAGGTCTTCGAAATGTCACATAAGACGCTCAAAAATGCTCCATTAGTACACGCAGTATTGCACTTGCGGTTCAGTGAGGCGCCGAGCTTAAATCCTATTTCAAAAGATATACTTAAAACTCTACATCAACGCATGATCCAAGAGGGTTTTCCCGAAAAAATTGAGAGCCACGCTAACATGGTAGATGTTGTATTCAACGCTGAGTTACAACAGATGAGCCAGAAGCAAGTGCAAAAATCTCGCGTTCTGTTTAGAGCTGCGGGTGAAAGAGATATTGTTGAAATTTCTGAGGATTCTATTGTTCTTAAATCTACTGCTTATAAGGGGTTTGATGAATTTTATCCTAAATTTCATTCGATTCTTAATGCATGTTTAGAGGTTCTTGATGGGCTTAAAGCAACATTGTTGAAAAGTGTGGGGCTACGATACATAGATATCATTGTTCCACAATCCGGTGTGCCGCTTGATCAGTATGTGAGCGCGGAGGTTTTACCGCCGTCTCTGAATATGGTTGAAGGTGCTAAACATATTCAGGGGGCAACCCTTAAAGTAGTTGAAACAAAACCTGGCCAAGTCTTAGTTGTGAATTTTGAAGAATTACAATGCTTTGAAAATAAAGTATTCAAAGTTTTACCTGATAATCTAATTGAGCCAGATCCTTCATGTGGATTAATTATCGATGGCCAAGAAGGGTGGCTCAATGTGCAATCAAAAACTTATGGCCTTTTAGATGTTGATCACACTCATACATTTATAAGCAGTCCCGTGTTTAGTGTTGAAGCCATTGAGAGTGCTTCTCAAGAACTCTATGATCACGCAAGTGACGTTTTTTGGAGTGTTATTTCCAATCACGCAAGAAAAGAGTGGGGGGAGGAACATAGCGATGTGGAATAGTACACCAACATTTAAAAATAACGTAATAGCTGCAATTGCGGTTATGGGTAATGTTGTTGCTTTCAATACACATAGTATGCCTATGGAAAAGCAAACTCATTACACTATATTCCATGAGCAGACTGTTTCAAACTTAGGACAAACCCATTGGAATACTACAAATTCTGATAAAGTAGAGGTTGATAGTGTTCATGAAGGAGTTGTGAGCATCTCCGAGATTATAGCTTTAACAAAGGTTACTCTTGGCTTACCTAATAAGGATGTGGCGGACATCTTTGGCATTACGAGGCAAACACTCCACACATACTCCAATGGTGGTGATTTAACACAAAATATCAACAAACATACGAGAGGAAGAGCTTTAGCATTGTTCGACATAATCAATGATGTTAAAGGTAAATTTAAAAATAGCCCTGGCGCCATGGCTAAAAACTACACTATTGAAGGGCGTTCACTTTTAGATTATTTGACTTCTGAAAAATTATGTGCAGATGAAATCATCGAATTCTGTGACAGGTTAGCTGCCAAAATGGAGAGCAATCAACCTCCGTTCCTGGGTGATACTAAAACTTTATACAGTCTTACAAGAAGCGCTTAAGGATTAACTTAGATGGTATCCAAGGGGCAGGAATTATTACATAATATAGGTGTCAAACAAGCTGTTTGCATTCCAGCATCTTGTTTTTGTGATGAAATCCGGCTTCGTTGGTCGGATTCTTTTTCTAAGAAGAATAATAGGAAACTCTCGAAAATTCCCAACACTTCAATGTTGCTGGTGATTTCGCAGAATTGTGACATCGCAGCAGCAAATGATACCCTAGAGAGCTCTTTAGAGCTGGTCGTATGCAAAAAGCTGAAACCAAAAGATCTTCATGCAGGTAATCAGTTTGCACACAGTTGCCGTCGCTTGCAATTTGAATGCGAAGGGCATTGGTATGAAGCCAATGTAGACTACATTCTAACGGTCGAAAAAGGTGATCTATTAGAGTGCTTGGATAAGGCAGAAAGTTTTAGAATCATTAATCTTGGCAAGGAATATGAACTCACTGTTCCTGTGTGGCGTGCAAACAGGTACTTGCGGGTTGGTTTACCTGATAGTTTTAACAAGTGTTTTATACCTATTTTAGATACATATATTGAAAAAATTGAAAATGTATCAAAAAATGATGCCGAGCAATTGAGCGAAATTAAAGCAATATATATTGGTGTTGATCCGAATGACGAAAGTGATAATCATTCTTTTCAAGTGTTTGCGCTGCTAAGGCATTTGGTTTCGGATGGTCAAATGGTGGCAATATCTGATGTTATAGAAGAATTAGCTACTGATTTGAGTGAGCAATCAGGTTTTACTGATGTAAGCCACATTTACGCAGACCGAGAAAGTAATACGTATGTATCTTTTTTAAGCAATCTACTTCGTCTTAATTTGGATTATCTTTCTTTGGCGCAAGGCGACGACGACTTCTAACAACTCATTGATATATAAACGCAACATTCCAAGATTTTCCTTGAAAAATTGCTGTGAACATAATAGTGGCCGGTGCCGATTGCCGGCTCGCTGTGTCACTTAATTGGTATTGGCATGCACATGCTGCAGCCAGTAGAACTGTACCACGCCCAATGTCTTCTAGGAGTGACACATCATCTACCACGACTAAAAAGGATCTTCTGCTCGAAGGATAAGTAGGTAGCTCGCTACGGCAACGACGTGTCGACGTCATTCGCTGAAACGAGGGTAAAGGCTAATTTACCTGAAATGTGAATGATGGATGAGAAGTCAGCCTGATATAAGAACGCTTTCAAAACCGGAGTATCAAATGCTTATTAAAATCACAGCGCTAATCACTACCCGTGGGGCCACTAATACTTTTACGCGCCAAGGCAACCCAATTTTTATCAATTCAGAGAACATTATACTTTTTCAAATGGAAAATAAGGACTCTGTCGTTTATTTAGTAGATGGTACGCGGATTGTAGTCCAAGAAAATCCAATGGACATTGCAGCCACGATTGGTTTTCAGGTAGTGTAATTAGAATAAGTCAAGCCGCTTCCCCAGCGGCTGTTTGCCATCTTTTCTGATGGGTAATACCGATTGATATCTTTGTATTGATGTATAAAATTGATTAAATCACACTCGCAGCAGATCAACATGATACAACCTTAGCCAAGGCATGCGCGAGGCTGCGCAGTGAAATATCCCCTCAACACCTCATTGTCATAGCTTATAGTTTCCCAATCAAGCGGTTACGCCTGCCTCTGCACTCGTCAGTCTATATTAAAAGTAACGATCAATGTTTTGCGCTCGGGTGGCGATAATATTTATTTAAATCAATCGGATAAATGATGTTGCATCTACCGATGCTTTTTGTGCATACTTGGGGAAACAAATTATACTGTAAATGCATACAGTGTTTCCATGCTAAGTTATCTTGAATCGAAAGAGAAAACGACTAACGGAATTTATTTATTTTTAAGCCCTTAACAAGCAGATCGACTTTGCTATCGTGCCTAAAGAGCAATGCCAGTGGGTATTTGCTAATGAATAAATTTCTGGTTTATCTGTAGGAAAGAAGGGGGTTAATGTGGCTGAGGTCTGTTCCGATGGGGGTGATTATTACGAACTCGTTAGGCGTTCCGACGGAGCGTCTGTATTTTCGTTTAAAATCCGGCCAGGGGATCGCGTGCTGATAAATTCTGCTGGTGCAGTAGTCAGCCACAGGCGCCTCCAGGTGGATGAGCGAGTCATATCACGCGAAACACTGGAAGAGATCGTCAAGGAGTTATCAGCCAGGAATTGACCTTTTTAATACCTGAATAGCATAATGTTTGAATCGGCCTGAACACCCGATAACCTGACAACGATGCGCCACGGAGAGAACGTCCATGGCGCAGTTACAACTCATCAAGCAATCCTCAGGAATTCTGATCCCCGCCACGCCGGAGACCAGCGACTTTCTGCATTCAAAATGTAAGCTCGGCGCGGTTCTCGAAGGTGAATTCCGTCGCGTCCGCAATGCAGCTCTACACCGCAAGTTTTTTTCACTACTGAACCTCGGTTTTGAATACTGGGAGCCAGCTGGTGGAGCGATCACGCCTTCTGAGAAACACATTGTTAGCCGGTACGCCGATTATCTGGCGCAACGAGTAGGCAATGGCGACATACTGGCATCCTATGCTGAGGAGTTCTTCTGCGACCTATCAGCCCGCCGCACATCCAACATTACCGCGTGCAAATCATTCGACGCTTATCGTGAGTGGGTAATCGTCTGTGCCGGTTATTACGACGTGGTATTCCTCCCTGATGGCAGCCAGCGTAAGCGCCCTAAAAGCATTTCATTCGCGAATATGGACGATACAGCGTTTGTGCCGCTCTATACCGAAACGCTGAACGTACTATGGCGATTCATCCTCCACCGTTCATTTAGCAATCAGCGCGAGGCTGAGAACGCCGCCGCGCAGCTGATGAGCTTCGGGGGATAACCAGATGGCGAAATCATGGTTCCACTACACCGAATGCACTACCGAACAGGCCGATGAACTTCAGCGCCAGTACCAGCGCCGCGGGGTAGCTGTAACGCGCAGCCTCAATCGCGATTACCTTACCTGGACAGTCAGCGTAGAGCGGCAGGAGGTTAAATACCTCGAGCCAACGCCGCGGACTTTCCGCCAAAAGGTCTGGGGGTGATCATGGCTAAGAAACCCCGCCGTAAATGCGCAAACCAGATCTGCCGCGAGTGGTTCCACCCGGCTCGCGATGGCCAGGTTGTATGCAGCTACGAATGCGCTACTGCCGTTGCCAAAGCGCAGACAGCAAAGAACCGCGCCGAGGCTTTGCGTGCTGAGAAGAAGCGTCAGCGCGAAGAGGAAAAGGCTGGGCGTGAGCGCCGCAAAACACGCCTAGCCGAACTAAGGCCTGCCAGTTATTACAAAGTCCAGGCGCAACAGGCTTTCAATGCCTTCATTCGTGCGCGTGATGCCGATTTGCCATGCATAAGCTGCGGAGAGACCAACCCACCAGATCTACATGGCGGTCAGTGGGACTGCGGCCACTTCAAAACAGTCGGCGCTAATCCAGAACTGCGCTTCGAAGAACGCAACGCCCATAAGCAATGCAAATCCTGTAATGCCGGTTCCGGTAAGTACACAGCCAAAGAGGCGACAGTGGCGAAGAACTACGAAGACGGACTGATCGCTCGTTACGGACAGGAATATGTCGACTGGCTGAATGGGCCTCACGAAATGACCAATTACCGCCGCGATGACTTTATCCAGATCCGCGACGAATACCGGGCAAAGCTCAAAAAACTAAAACAGCAGGTGGCAACATGAAACCCGAACTGATCGAATCGCTTCGCATGCGCTGGCTGCGCCTCCGCATTTATCGCCGCCCGGGAACGGTGCTGGTGGACTATCGCATCCTTCGTAACTTTATCCGCATTTACCAGATGGCAGGAGCCGCAGCATGAACCTCGAAAACACCGTGAAATACCACTTCGCAAAGTCCACGATGATCAGCGACTCCCCGCGCGCCACCGCATCGGATTCTCTGACCGGTACGGATATCATGGCAGCCATGGGCATGACGCAGGAACGCGCCGCCATGGGGTACAGCGCTTTCCTCGGTAAGATGGGTATCAGCCATAACGACAGGGAGAGGGCGATCGCGCTGCTGGCCGAATACGCGCTGACAAAATGCGATAAAGTTGCTGCGCTGCGCAAGCTGAGCGACGGGGTTAAGCCGCTGGTAATGCATCAGCTGGCCACGTTCGCGTTTGAGGACTATTCGCGCAGCGCAGCTAGCGTTAAACAGTGCGATTGCTGCGCGGGGGATGGGTTTATCGAGGCTGACGTGTTTACCAACAAATACCGTAAGCCAGAAGGCAAGATGACCGTGGCCGGAATGGTGAAAGTCAAAGAGACCGTAAGAGTGCTCTGCAAAAAGTGTAACGGCGCAGGGCGTGTCAGCGCAGCCTGTAGTGACTGCCGGGGACGTGGCAAAGCCGTAAACCAGAAGGAAACGAAGAAACAGGGTGTGCCGGTATTCAGCACATGCAAGCGCTGCAGCGGGCGCGGGTATGAGCGGATTCCATCAACGGAAGCATATGCAGCTGTTTGCCAGATTACTGATGCGATCAGCCTGGATACCTGGAAGAAGTCGGTTAAGCCGTTTTACGACCAGCTGATCACGAAATTTGATATCGAAGAAGCCTGGGCAGAAGCACAGCTCAAGCAGATAACACGATAATGCTCACGAAAACAGCTTACGTTTCAACCGTGAGCTATTTACTTTTCCCGAATTTGTGTTAATTTCGTTCCAACGATGGGCATTGTGTGTTCACCGTTAAGAAACCCGCCACCGAGCGGGTTTTGTCGTTTTAGGGGCTCCGTTATCCAAAAAGTCTATTAGGCTCAAATGGTAGTCATGCCATTTTCACATGATAAACGGAGAGCCTATGACAACAGATACTCGTCCTGTGCCGTGGCCGTGGAAAGCGCCAACATCAGTTAAAGAGCTGATAGGGATGCCCTGTCGAATCATCTCTAAAGAAGATAATTTGATGGCTTTCGCTGGGGATGAGACAGTGCTTATCATCGTGGATGAACAGTCTCGAATCGTTGAGATACGTCAGAAGGACACCAGTTCCGCTCAGGAATAGTATCCACGCACATTACAGGGCTCGCTTCGGCGGGCTTTTTTTCAGGCTCCCGGATACCCCCATCACTCGTTTTGTCGTTAATTTATCCGGAGAGCCTGACTATAAACAGATAAGATTAGTCTTATTTAATGTAAGCCATTAGACTGTCTCAGTGGTGAATCCCCCTATGCGGTGGGGCGACTAGACAGAGGGGTGAATGACGCGGTTCTATGGTCTAGCATAGAGTCACCGGGAGGCACCCGGCACCACCCTTAGTCCACATCTTCTTTGCCTGTATCTAATAAGTCATATAATGTCGGCTGGATTAGTTCTATCAGAACTGTCAGGGGGCGGTAAGTATGGAAGAAGGTTTCTACTGGATACAGCACAACGGCAGGGTTCAGGTTGCGTACTTCACCAACGACGAAACCGAAGACCTCGAAACGGGTCGAACCATAACGGGTGTATGGCATCTCACGCAAAGCGATGACATCTGCCATGACGGCGAGGCTAAAGTATTACAGGGTCCGCTATCCCCACCTGATTTTTAGAAGATCGGATTAGTGCTTTGCTCAAACTTGTCTAGATTTAATACTGGTGAATCCCCCTATGCGGCGGGGCAAACCAGTTAAAGTTATCTATAAATATGCTTGCGACTCGCATAACTGGTAACGAGTCACCGGGAGGCACCCGGCACCACAATCTACATCTCATCAGGAAATATCTATTCTCAAGGCTGCCGGTTGGTGGCCTTTTTCTATTTCAGGCTCCCGGAAACACCCATCACTCGTTTTGTCGTTAATTCATCCGGAGAGCCTGATCCCTTCACACCGCACAGCACCCCGAAACTATCGGAGGTGAGAGATGTCACGAATGGACAAAATAACCACCGGCGCGGCTTACGGCGCCTCTGCGGGGAGCGTGCTGAACGGCATCCTTAACGCATACAGCCCTGAGCAATGGAACGCCATCGGCGTGCTGGTGGGCATAGTTGTCGCTGTTCTTACGTACCTGACAAATTTGTACTTCAAAATCCGCGAAGATAATCGCCGCGACAGGAGCCAGAATGAACCCGACGCTGAAAAGTAAGCTCGTGAAGGCCATCCTGAGCGGATCGGGCGCGATAACCATTGCCGCAGTCATGCTGGGTAATGCTGACGGGCTGGAAGGGCGGCGCTATTACGCATATCAGGATGTTGTTGACGTCTGGACTGTATGTGATGGACATACCGGCGCCGACGTTCGCCGCGGTCACCGTTACACCGACAAAGAGTGCGATGCTCTGCTGCAGTCCGACCTGCGCAAGGTGGCGGCAGCCATCGATCCGCTGATTAAGGTCCGCATCCCTGAGACTGCACGGGCGGCGCTTTACTCGTTCACCTATAACGTGGGCGCTGGCGCGTTTAGTCGCTCCACGCTGCTGAAAAAACTGAATGCTGGCGATCTTCCGGGCGCGTGCAAAGAGCTGCAGCGCTGGACGTATGCTGGTGGCCAGCAGTGGAAGGGCCTCATAACCCGGCGCGAGATTGAGCGCGAAGTCTGTGAATGGCAGCAAAAGCCGCAACTATTCAATGGTGGTGTCGGGCCGCTTAACCCTGGGATGCCAGCATCAGCGCCGGGAGTGTTCTGATGAAATCCCATTACCTCATTGCGATCGTCGTGTTCATCCTGTGCCTGTTCGGCGGAGCGTGCTGGTCGGCCTGGTATTACAGCGACAAGGCCAGCCGTGAAAAAATACGGGCAGATAGAGCTGAGCAGCAAGCCGAGTCTGCAAACGCCATTACCGCCAATGTCATTCAGGCGGTGAGCATTATTAACACCATCTCCGAGGCAAATCAGAATGCAAAACAGCAGATCGCACTGGAGTCACAGAGAGTCCAGGCAGATATCAAAGTGGCTGTTGCGAATGATGATTGCGCTCGTCGGCCTGTGCCTGCTGCAGCTGCTGACCGGCTGCGGAAGTACGCGGACAGTGTACGTACCGGTTCCGATGGTACCGCTGCCGGCAAACCTGATAGCTGAGACGCCGCAACCTGCAATTCCCGATCCGCTGACCTATGGGACCAGCCTGGATTGGAATGTAAGCCTGTTATCAGCGCTAGGGCAGTGCAACATTGATAAGGCCAGCATCAAGAAGATAGAGTCGTCGCGCAGCTCACAGTAACAACTCCAAATTTAGCTTGCTAACAATACCTCTAACCTTTCGTATGAAAGTAGTGGATTACACTTTGATTCCAGTTCGAGTGCGTTCATATATTCTATAAAACGACACAAACATAACTATACCTTTTTTGAAGGTGTCGATTTTTGTTTAACATGTAGACTCAACCCATCCTGTATGGATTATCAATCTGACAGGTGTATTGGAAGCCCTTTAGTCATGGCTTTGTCCGGTGGCTCCGGAGCATGGTGGACTGAATGGAATGCAATACTTACAAAGGCCACGCAGTAGCGTGGCCTTTCTTAGACATTTGCGGTTATCTGAAGACGAAGCGACATCTGCCTTAAAACAGACGCAAGAGGGACTAAGGCAAATTTATGAAAAAAGTATTGGTTTTCTTCAACTCGCAGCAGGTAGAGGTCGCAAATGTACTTAAGCCTGTAACATCAATTGTTCGATGCTACCCAAACGGTGATGAAGTCTCCCTAAAAATAATGCTTACCGGGATTCATTCACTGACGGGGGATCATCTCGAGATTTGTGTTGCTTCTGATCGAGAGCTAACTCAGGAAGAAGTTTCAAACGCAGTGAAAAAGTATCTGTGAACACAGCGACAATAACGCCCGGGAATCCCTACTGGCATGTCGATAACTGATCGCTTTTTTATATGCATGCTGTAAACGAATTATGGTGAATCCCCCTAAGCGGAGGGGCTAATTAACCGGATGGCTCTTTTACACTGGCGCTCATCATGAACGACTGAAGCAGCGAGTCACGGGTGGTTATCCCAACGACTCTCCGGGAGGCACCCGGCATCATATAACCAAAGCCCTTGCAGTGATGCAGGGGCTTTTTTTGTCACAGACCAATGCATCAGGGTTTCCCTCCAGCCAGGAAAGCAAGGGTTGGGTAGATGTATGCAGCGACAACATCATTAGTCTATAATTTATAGACATTTATAGTAGAAGATAGTGATTCAACAACTATTACCTTGCTGGAGAATGGGAATATGAGTAAACCAGAAGAGGCCCAAATGAAAGTTGATGCTCTGACACTAAAGACCGAAGAAGAAATTTCCGCTTTGATCGCAAAAAAAATTTCAGAATTAAGAAAAAAAACAGGAAAAGAAGTCTCTGAAATTCAGTTTGTTGCTCGCGAAGCGATGACCGGTCTGGAAGGTTATGACGTGAAAATTAAATTACTATAATCATATCTTTCAAAGAAGAGGTCGCTTAGGCGGCCCTTTTATTGCCATTACAAAGCGTCTCACCCGGGGCGCTTGATAATGGTTAAAAAAAGAGCCCTCACAAGGAGGGCTACAGGAGTCTCAGTTTATGTGCTCTTTTTATTGATGTTTCCCCGGAGTTGGCATTCTCCGCGTCAGAGTCTTGTACATCCTGGCACCGTACCAGGTAACAACAAGCGTAAGCGTGGGACATTAAGAATTTCCGTACGAAGCCATCACCATGGGTAGACCCATCGTAATGGCAGGATGCGTCAGCATAATGGATTTGCTGATTTTTCGAAGGAATATACGTTAAATGTGTACTTTGACTTCACCTTGCATTGGACTTCAATGCATAAGCTCTTTTTCTTGAAATTGCTCGGGAATAAGCTCATTTCCTCCAGCCCTTTCACGTAAAAACTGATGTCATCATCATCTTGTTTAAGGTATTTAACCCGACCAAATGACGGGCGCTCGAGCAATGTTCTCTGCTGAAGTATGTGGATAAAATGAGTCGTTGGCGAAAATATTACCCTTGAAATATCCAACGCTATATCTCTTTTGACTTGCGGCAAGACTAAGTCCTTCGGGTAGTGATGTTTGATTTCGATTGTCGCTATGCCAGCACCGTTTACACTTTCCGGAATCGATGAATCATAAATCGATAAATCTACTGCACCAGCCCTACACTTAGGATGCTCGCTCAAAGCTGTTAGGTTACTGATTTTATTTATTATTAAAGTAAGCTCATCACGAATTTGAGTCTCATGTTTTCGGTTGTAAAAGTAACAGTTAAGGTCATGTAGTTTTTGACGCATTCTTTCGTGGCTAATTGCCTGGAGCAGTAGATCTTGAATCATATGTTCTTCACCTGATTATCGAAAAAAGGATTATACATGGCTAAACCGGACTGGGAGGCTATCGAATCGGCTTACCGGGCCGGAGTGATGTCCCTCCGTGAAATCGCATCGCAACATGGCATCAGCGAAGGTGCTATCCGTAAGCGCGCCAAGCGTGATGAATGGTCACGCGACCTGAATGCGAAGGTGAAAGAACGCGCTGACGATCTGGTACGCAAAGCTGAGGTACGCAAACAGGTACGCAGCGAAACGGCACTGTCTGAACGCGTACTGATTGAGGCCACTGCCGAGGTGATTGCCACGGTTCGCATGGAACATCGCGGCGACATCCGCCGGGCGAGAACACTGGCGAACGCCCTGTTTAATGAGCTTGAGGCCGAGTGCGCTGACGTAGAGGCTTTGCGAAAGCTGGGCGAACTGATGCTGGATCCAGACGATAACGGACGTGACCGGCTGAATGAGCTTTATCATGCCATCATCAGCATGCCTGAGCGCGTTAAGTCGATGAAGGCTCTGAGCGAGACGCTGAAGAATCTCATTGGCCTCGAACGACAGGCCTACAGCATGGACGAAGGCGAAAAAGATAAGGTCGTTGACGCACTGTCCGACCTGATGGATTCGCTCTCTCAGGGGGCGTAATGAAACCTGAGCACCTTAATCTGCTGGCTGATAAAGACTGGCGGCTGAACAACCTCTATTGGATCACCGACAAAGAAGGTAAGCCCACGCGCTTCAGGATGACGCCTGAGCAGAGGGAATACTTCGAGGGGATCCACACCCGCAACATCATCCTGAAAGCCCGGCAGCTCGGTTTCACTACTGAGGTATGCATCATCCAGCTGGACGCGGCGCTGTTCGAGTCTGCAAAGTGCGCGCTGATTGCCCATACCCTGAATGACGCCAAGCGCCTGTTCCGCGAGAAAGTGAAGTACGCCTACGACAAATTGCCGAAGGAAATCAGAGCGGCCAATCCGGCGAGCAATGACTCTTCTGGTGAGCTGGTATTCAAGAAGGGCGGCTCGCTCTACGTAAGCACGTCATTCCGTGGCGGTACGCTGCGATACCTGCACGTTTCCGAGTTCGGGAAGATATGCGCCAAGTATCCAGACAAAGCCCGTGAGATCGTCACTGGTGCATTTGAGGCGGTATCGACTGGATGCTTCGCCACTATCGAGAGCACGGCTGAGGGCCGCGCCGGGTACTTCTTCGATTACTGCCAGACGGCAGAGAAAGCATTGCTGCAGGGCAAGCCGCTATCTGCGCTCGATTGGAAGTTTTTCTTCTTCTCCTGGTGGAAGAATCCGCAGTACGCCATTGACCCGGTAGAGCCGCTACCGCAGCGCCTGGCTGATTACTTCAATGATATGGAAGCGAAGCATGGAGTTGTCGTAAACGATCGCCAGAAGGCCTGGTACTACGCCAAAGAGAAAACGCTCGGCGATGACATGAAGCGGGAATATCCGACCATACCGGCCGAGGCGTTCCAGCAGTCGGTCGAAGGCGCGTACTACGCCAAGCAGTTCCGGTGGCTCTACACCAACAAGCGGATCGGGCAAATCCCGAATAACTCACACCTCCCGGTACACACGTTCTGGGATATTGGCGTGGGCGACTCAACGGCTATCTGGTTCGTTCGCGAGGTTGGCGAAGAGTTCCATATCATCGACTACTACGAAAACTCTGGCGAGGGCCTGAGGCACTACATGAAGGTGCTAAAAGACCGGGGCTATGAGTATGGCGATCACTGGGGACCGCACGATATTGAGAACCGCGAGTTTGCTGCTGACGCGAAATCCCGCAAAGAGCTGGCGCGCGAAGGTTACGATATCGATGGTCAGATGTACTCATTGAATTTCAAAGTGGTGCCGAAAGCCGGCATCGATACCGGTATTGAGTCGGCGCGTGAAATCCTCCCGAAATGCGTATTCGATGAGGAGAAATGCTCGGAAGGTATCTCTCACCTTGAGGGCTACCGGAAAGAGTGGGACGACAAACGCGGCTGCTGGAAAGACAAGCCTCTCCATGATGCCACCTCACACGGTGCTGACGGCTTCCGTTACTTCGCTGTGACGAAAAACAACCGCAAGCAGGTTGGCGCAGTATTCTTCTAAGGAGTATCGCCAGTGAGCGAACAAGATAACGGCCTTCAACTGGCTGTGAACAACCTCGCCACTGAAATGAGGCGAGCGAATTACCTGAATGCTATTGGCATTGGGGGCGGCAACACGAAGCGCCCGACGCTCTATCATGAATTCGGCTACCCGCGCACGATCACCTTTAGCGATTTCTACAACATGTACCGTCGCAACGCCGCCGGGTTCGCAGTTGTGCACCGCCTGCTGGATGGGTGCTGGCAGGATTACCCGGTCATCATCGACGGTGACGAGACGGAAGAGACGAAAGAGACCAATCCGTGGGAGAAGAAGGTCACCCGCTTCATGAAAAAGCTGTGGTCGAAGGTTAAAGACGCCGATCGCCGCAATATGGTTGGGCGTTACTCCGCGCTGTTGTTGCAGGTGAAAGACAATAAACCCTGGAGCGAGCCAGTCGACATCAAGCTGGTGAAGTCCCTCGGTGAGTCTGCGCTGGTGAAGTTGATCCCGGTGTGGGAACCGCAATTAACCGTCGCTGACTGGGATAACGACCGCCTCTCTTCGACCTTCGGCCAGCCCAAGATGTTCAACTTCAACGAGCAGCCGGTTGGTGAACAGGACTTTGTCGGGCCGATGCGCGGCGAACCGGTGCACCCAAGCCGGGTGATCCTGTTCTGTGAGGGGGCGGAGGACGACAATGTTCTTTCAGGAATCCCGCTGCTTGAAGCTGGCTACAACAAGGGGCTTGACCTGGAGAAAGTATCCGGTGGCGGTGCCGAAGGATTCCTGAAGAACGCCAGCCGTCAGATCGCGGTTGAGTTCAGCAAAGACACGGACATGGCCACGCTTGCCAGCCAGGCAAAGGCAGCTGGTTATGACGATCTCGGCCAGGCTATGGGTGACAAGGTCAACAAACTGAACCGCGGAACCGACGCCGCCGCTGTCATGCAGGCCGGTCAGATGCGCGTGCTCAGCGTGACGCCGGGCGACCCGGGGCCGACGTGGGAAGTTACCGCAAACGAATTGGCCGCTTCGGTGCAGATCCCATTCACCATCCTGTTTGGTCAGCAGACCGGCCGGCTGGCGAGTGACGAGGATAAAACGGACTGGGCCATTCGTCGCAACACGCGTCGCAATGGTTTCCTGACTGATCGCATCACTGCATTGCTGGAGCGCTTCTGGACGCTGGGCATTATCGACCCGCCAACCAAAGGCGAAGTGACAATCTCCTGGAGTGACCTGCTGGCACCGGGCGAAAAAGAGAAGATCGAGAACGCTTCTAAGCTGGCCGACATCGTGCAGAAAACATCTGGATTCTATGGCGGCGAGCCGCCCTTTACCGCCAACGAGCTGCGCGAGATTGTTGGACTGGACCCGCTGCCTGAGCCCAAAGAACCACCAAAACCGGACGATAAGGTGACAACCGATGATCCACTGGCCAATGACACCAGAACAGAAGGCAAAGGTGGGCCTGCCGATCGTACCGCGCAGCAAGGTTGACCCCACTCGATCGGCAAAGCAGGTCAGCGCGATGTACCGGGATATCGAGGAACGGTATCTCGGTATCAAGCGTGCGCTTAAATCTCTGTTCGACCAGCGACTGACCGGCCGGGAGCGCGAGGTTAACAGCCACAGTTGGCATTTCCTGTGTCATGTTAACGGCGATGACCAGCGGCTGTACCAGGCCAACGCTGGCCGGTTCATCTACGACATGTCGCCGCGGGAACTGGCTGAACTGCTCGAGGCGGTGCAGGCTATCCTGGATGATTACCTGCTGGAAGGCGGCGAGCAGAACCAATGGGCGATGGATTACGTCGCCGCTGAGGCGCATCGCGGCACGCTTGAGGCCTTTAACAACCTCTCGCAGCAGTCGCAGGTCTACGCCAGCCAGACGACGCTACAGCAGCTTTTAAGCAGCCCCGGCCACCTTAATCAGATTGCATCTGCCAGGCTGACAACGTTCAGCGACTGGAAGGCGATCAGCGATGCCGCCCGGGCAGACCTGACAGGCATCATTACTGATGCGGTGGCGCGCGGGGTAAACCCGAGGGAAACAGCCAGCGTCATCAGCAAGCGTCTCGATGTGTCGATGTCGAAGGCCAAGACTATCGCTCAGACTGAGCAGGTCGGAGCGCTGCGGCAGGCGCAATGGAACGAAACGGACTGGGCTGCTGACCGGCTGGGGCTGAATACCGGCTTGCTGTGGCTGTCAGCGTTAAAGCCAACGACGCGCAGCTGGCACGCAAGCCGTCACGGCAAGGTCTACACCACCGAAGAGGTGCGGGACTTCTACGCAGAGAATGGCAACCGGTACAACTGCTATTGCAGCCAGATCCCGGTGCTGCTTAACGACGACGGCAGCATATTCAACGAAGGGCTGGCAGATAAGCTGGCGAAAGAAAGAAGAGCATGGCAGCATTAGTTATTCATAAAAATGAACTTCGTTGCCTCAGGGATAAAAAAATGAAAAATGCCTCAGTCTGCTTTTTTGTCACCGCTATTTGCTCTTTATGTTTTTCCTTCAATGCTAAAGCGGATGAAATGGCCGTTTTAAAAGCAAAACGTGAAATGGCTTCTGCTTTTACTAAGGCAGGTCTGCTTACAAATTCATTCACAGAAAAAGGAAAGCAACATCCGGAGCTGGCTGGGATGCAAATAGCTCAGCAGTTTGCTTCAGATTTAGATAACTTTATTGTTCAAGGGCTTCAGAAAAATGTTTCTTGTGAGCAAATTGAAATGGCATCATCCCAAAAAATGGCTGGAGGAATGGGTAGCAAAAATGAACCTCTTAGCGATGCAGCCAAAAAAGCGAGCAAAAACGTAGAAGTTTCAGTAGGCAAATATGTCGCTGCACGGTGCGCTGATCTAGTCCAATAGCACATTAGCGTTTAATAATCATCGCAACCCGCTCCGGCGGGTTTTTTATTGCCTGAAATCCACAACTGAGGACACAGCATGAAACGCAACCGCGTTAACGTGCTGACCGTCGTCAACTCCGCTTCAAACATCACCACTGAAACTGTCAACGGCAAGCCACATATCGTGGTTCGCGGCATCACGCCTGTCGTGGACGATATCGTGATGAACCGGAAGTTGTACCCGGCAGCAGAAATCGAAAAGGCCTACAACACGCTTGAGCGTAACCCGATGCCGCTGGGCCACCCGAAGGTGGATGGCAAGCATGTCTCGGCGCGAGATGTCCAGGCGGTGAACGAGTACCACGTCGGGGCATGGCTGCAGAACGTCAGCCACAAAGACGGGAAGGTGACGGGCGACATGTACGTTAACCGCCAGTACGCCGAATCCAGCGAAAAGGGAAAGCGCCTGATTAACCGCCTGGACGAGATGCTGGCCGGCACCAACTCCGAACCAATCCACATCTCCACCGGCTTGCTGTATTCCGGTATAGCCGCCAACGGCGAGTCGAAGGGCAAAAAGTACAACGAGATCGCCACAAACATGATGTTCGACCATGTGGCGGTGCTGCTCGATGAGCCAGGCGCTGGCACTCCAGCAGAAGGCGTAGGCATCTTCGTGAATGCAGAGGGCGATGAAGTAGAAATCGAAGTCTGCAACCTGCAAGACGCGGTCGTTAATGACAACCGCAAGGATGGGTGGCTGAACAAAATCAAGTTTTTTGTCACCAATGATGGCGGGATGTCTTTTGACGAGATCGCCGCATCGCTGCGTGAAGCAATTCGCGCAAACACCCCTGAATCTTGGCGCTATGTCGTCAGCATCTACCCGGACCACCTGATTTTCGAAGAAGAGAAGAAAAACGCTTCTGGCCGGTCCCTTTTCAAACAGAAGTACCTCATCTCTGACGGGGCAGTATCGCTCGTCGGCGAACCTGTAGAAGTCGTGCGCAAGCCAACTGAGTACGAGATTAAAACCAACGGAGAGAACGATCCGATGAAAGAACTGATTATCAATGCGCTGCAAGCCGCTGGTAAGCCGACCGAAGGCAAGTCCGACGCTGAGCTGATGGACGCATACAACCAGCTGGCAGCAGAGAAGGCCGCCACCAAAACCGAAACGCCTGAAGAGAAGACCGCTCGCGAAAAGTCAGAGAAAGAAGAGCGTGAGCGGGCCAGCAACCAGGCGGAAGCCCCGGCATGGTTTAAGCCGTTCGCGGACGATCTCGCCGCGGTTAAGTCCGGCCTGACCGTTAACGCCGATAAGGAAAAATCAGATCAACGCGCTGCGGTGAAAGCCAAGTTCGGCATGACCGATCTGGCAGTCAATGCCCTCGACGGCGAACCGCTGAAAGAGCTGTTCGCTCAGTGCCAGACCTCAACCGGCCTGAATGGTGCATTCCGCCAGGCTACCAACAACCAGTCAGTCAGCGAAATGCCGGAGTAAAAAATGGCTAAAGACGGAAAACACGTAATCCACGCCGGTGGCGTATTCCCTAATCCGCTGCTTAACCGTGAAGGTGCGGCGGCAGCGGCCACCAAGCCGGGCACCGTTGGCTTCTTCTCAGCAGGAAAATTCACTGCCTCCGTGGATGGCAACGAAGAAGCGATCCTGTATGTCGCTGATTTCGATTATCTGCGATGCCAGACGGTTGATGACTCAATCCCAATCAACGAGTTGGTAGTCGCCATCCACCCGATGCAGGGCATGTTCCTGAACGTGCGAGCCGCTGCCGGCACGTACAAAAAAGGCCAGCCGTTATCCATCGTAAACGGCCAGGTGAAAGCCCACGCTTCCGGCGAGTCCATCCGCGCATATGTCGAAGAAGACACGGCGTACACCGTTGCTGCAGGCGATCTGCTGCGCGTCGTTATCAAGTAAGGAGCACCTGAATGCTTGTATTTTCCCGCTCTATCGGTGAACGCACCGGTAACCTCGAAGTCAACCAGGCGCAGTTCCGCGAGCTGGAGATGGCGCGCAACATGAGCGCGCAGTCTGTTGCTGACTTCATTGCCCGTGCTCGCTTCGGTGAAAACGGACATCTGGACGCAGTGAATGCGGTGGACGATATCCGCCGCATGTACCGCGCGTACGACCAGACAGTGCTGGCACAGTTCGAGCCGAACACCGAGTTCACCCTGTTCAACGACCTGATGCCACTGTCCCGCTCTGTTCGCCTGGAAGAGTCCGTGTATGAATATGCGCGCACCGGCGGTCGTGGCTGGGCGCACACTTCCATGTCCGGCCAGATCGGTGCGGCGCTGGATGCTCGTGCGTACAGCTTTGACGGCACTATGGTTCCGGTGCACGACAGCGGCTTCAAGTTCCACTGGCGTGATCCGATCTTCAACAAAGGATCTGCTCTGGCATCCCTGGCTGATGCGCAGCGCGGTTCTGTTGATGATGTGCGCCGTAAAATCGTGGACTACATGTTCAACGGTTTCCGCGACTCGGAAGGCAACTTCGTTACCTTCGATGGCAAAAAGTGGAAAGGCCTGAAGAACGATGAGCGCGTGGGCCAGGTTGATTTGGGCGCATCTGGCCTGAACATCGACTTCTCCAGTCGCACTACTACCGCAGAACAGAACCGAAACGGTGCCATCGCCCTGCGTGACACCATGAAGATCACCAATAACCAGTACGCGCCGCAGACCTGGTACGTATCCAGCGAGATCATGTCCAACTGGGAGCGCTATTTCAGCGACAACTACCAGTCAGGCACCATCCTGCAGGAAATCCTGAAGCTGTCCGGCATTGCCGCAGTGAAAGAAGACGCCGAACTCACAGGTAACGAGATTCTGGTGGTTCCTCTGACTGCCGGTGTTATCGCTCCGATCACTGGTCAGGCTGTGGGAACTGTTGCTGACCCTCGTCAGTTCTACAATAGCGACTACATCTGGCGCACCTGGGGCGCTATGGGCCTGATGGTCAAGCAGGATATCAACCTCAAACATGGCGTGCTCTTCGCGAGCAGCTAAGGAAAAAAGAATGGCACTGGTAGAAATCACAGCAGGTAACGTCTTCGCCGGTGCCAACCTCCGCAAACTGGAGGTTGGTGCGATCGTAGAAGTGGACGATGCAACAGCAGTACGCTGGAAAGCGTCTGGCAAAGCAAAGGACACTGACAAGAAGAAGGGCGAAAAGTTGGTGTTTGAGGTGGCAACGCCATCAGCACCGGTCTCTTCTGACCAATCATCGCTGCAGGCCAAGCTCAATGAAGCACTGGAGCAGTTGAAGCAGGCTCATTCTGACGCTGACGTGAAAGACAAAGAGCACGCCGACGTGCTGGAGCAGTTGAAGCAGGCTCATGCTACTGAGCTGGAAACCGCCACTAAGCGCGCCGATGACGCAGAGGCGGCACTGGCAGAAGCCACCAAGAAGGCGAAATAATCATGGCTGACCCAATCACAGCGGCAGACGTGCAGGCGTTCCTCGGTGAATTGGGTTACTCCATCCCGGGCGCGCTGCTGGATCCGATTCTTTGCTCGGTGAACAAAATCATCCCCTGTCTTGACGGGGCCGGGTATGACGACTGCACCGCAAAACTGATCCTGATGTACGCCGCCGCGCTGATGGCGACGTCCTCCGGCGCGCGCCGCATCAAATCGCAGGGAGCGCCTTCTGGCGCGTCACGCTCGTTTGAGTACGACGATGATGGCATCACCTGGCTGCGTGACTCTCTGGCCCGGCTCGATACCAGCGGTTGCACCGGAGAGCTGCCGATCAGCGCTGGTAACAGCGTGGGCCTGTTCATGGTTGTCGGGGGCTACTGATGACATGGATATCCGTAAGTGTCCGGCTACCTCGTTCATTTACCCGCGTCTGGGTGATGACCGATACCGGGCGGGAGACTACCGGCCACGTGAAATCGGACGGCGAGTGGCACATCAACTGTGAGCGCATCCGGGCGACTGGCGCGAAGGTATTGCGCTGGAAGGAGGGCTGATGTCATCGGTAGCGAACTGGAGTTATACCGCAAAAGCCACGATATGGCGCAAGGGTGCCGGCGGCAGAGACGAAAACGGCGATCCCATAAACGGCTATGCCGCGCCGGAGGTCATCATGGTCGATTATGAGGGCGGGCTGTCAAAGCGTATCGGCAGCCTGGGCGCTGAAATCGTCGTGAAGAACACCGTGTGGACCGAATTCTCTCTGGCGGCTGCAGGTGATTACCTGCTGATTGGTGAATCTACCGACGCCGATCCGGTTGCTGCTGGCGCTGACGAGGTGAGGCAGGTTATCCGGTACGCCGACACGTTCGAGCGACTGGCGGATGATTTCGCCATCCTGACGGGAGTCTGATCATGGGCATCAAAGTGAAGGGCATCGCCCAGGCGAAAAAACACCTGAACGACATCATCAACGACGTTCAAGGGCGGAAGGCTGTCCGCGCCATCCAGTCAGCGTTAATCCTTATCGGTGCCCGGGCGGCCTATTACACCCCTATCGATACCTCTACGCTGGTGAACAGCCAGTTCCGGGAAATTGATGCAGGTGACGTGATTATCACCGGTCGCGTCGGCTATTCGGCCAACTATGCAGCATATGTTCATGAGGCATCCGGCAAGTTGAAAGGCCAGCCTCGTGCGCACTTCGGTACCACCCGGGCAGGGCAGGAGTTTGGCGGCGGCAGTGGGACGGGTAACTATTGGGATCCTCACGGTGAACCTCAGTTCCTGACCAAAGGCGCTAATGAAGAGCGCGATGCCATAGATGCTGTGATGCGCAAGGAGCTTTCGCTATGACCAGAGAAACATTCCACCACTGTGAAGATGGTCGTGGCCATCGGCAGGTGTTTGTTAATGGCAACAAAATTAGCCGAGTAGTATGGGCTGATGAAGAGAAAGGCATTGTGTGTTTTCATCCTGAACCGCTTAGATGCCATAGGCGAGGTCCTTTGCGCGTCTATTCCCGTAAGTTGCGTGGGAAGGTGAAGGTTGTCTTTAATGACGAGGTGAAAGCCAAATGACACCCATGATGCACGAGCGGGTGCGCAACATGTTCGGTGATGCTGGCCTGACAGCCGGATTTACGGTGCAGAAGTTGATGTACGACGACCCGGAGGATCTGACCCAAGCCGTGATGGTATTCCGGCCAAACGGTGGTTCGAACATCCGTCACGACCTTGGATCTGAACATCACGTCCTCGTCGATGTGATCGGCGCGAAGGATAAGCGCGGCGACGCCACCAATGCCGTACAGCGCATAGTCGATTATGTCCAGGCAAACCCAATGGCAGACGAGTGTGTCGGTTACATCCAGAACATGGGCGCAATCCCTGCGCCGGTGCTGACGGCAGAAGGACGGATAGTCTTCCGACTCCAGTTCGCCTGCACTTACGGCGAATAGCCAAAAAAACCTTATAGACCCGCTACGGCGGGTTTTATTTTTTATACGTCAAAGAGGAAGTTTCACATGGCTAATTGCCCTAGCTCTAATGAGCGTCTATTCGGTGGCGCAGTCGTACTGGAAGTCGCCGATGGTTGCCCGGACGTCAAACCACTCGAAGCTGAGTGGAAGGCGCTGGCGGCCGGTACGTCGAAAGGCTTCGATTTTAACCCGAACTCGGTAACCTCAGATGCGGATGACGGCGGCGGCTATGTCGAAACCATCATCACCAACAGTGATTTTACCCTGAGCTTCGAGGGTGAGGTCCGCAAGAAGGATAAACTGGATCAGTATGGTGTCGGCAAATTCATCAAGTATTTCGCTGACGAGCTGAAGGCCAAGCGCCAGCCTGGGATCTGGGTGCGTATGGACTACGGCCCGGTAGAATTTATCGGCTACATGAACATCACGGCACTGAGTTCTGACGGCGGCACCAACGACATCGTCACGTTCTCCACCGAGTTCAAAGTGGGCGATGCCAGCACTATCGAAGTTAACGAAGTGACGGCGGTGGCGGTGACCGGCGTAACTGTTACCCCAGCTACCAGCACAGGCGCGGCAGGCGGTACCAGCACCTTCACGGTGAATGTTGCTCCAGCCGGCGCGACGAACAAAGATTTCACCGTCGCATCAACCGATCCAACCAAAGCCACTGCCAGCGCCTCCGGCACCACCGTCACGGTGAATCGCGTCGCCACCGGCAGCGCGCAGATCATCATCAACACCGAAGACGGAAACTTTGTGGCCGTGCATACGGTTACCGTTACCTAACGGCCATTCCAAAGGGTGGCCGCGGCTGCCCTTGATAATGATCGTTACCCGGGAAGGAACATGACAGCACTGATCGATATCGGCGAGTTCTCTGTGAGTGACGGCCGGGACGGAGGAAAGGATTACCTGCTGAGGCCATCCCTGATGGCTATGACACGGATCGGCACGCCAGCTGAGATTGTTCAGGCGTATGCAACGGTACACGGTAGCGATGTTGCCGCCGTCATCCAGCTCTGCACTGACACGCTTTGTCGCTTCCCTGAGTGGCTGTCGCCATCCATGAATCGCATCGCAGAGAGATTGCTGTCGCTGAGTATGCATATCATGCAGGCCTGCTGTGATGACGATCTCACCCCGATGATAGGTGAGTGGAAAGGGTGGAGCCGTTACGTTGTTTACCGGCCCGGGCAGATGCCACGAAACGACATCATCGTGCTGGCTCAGCACCTCATGCAGCATGGCGTCGTCGGCAAAGCCAGTGTGCGCCGTCTTCAGCGGCATGAGTCAGGAGAAACGACGAACGAATTTAAGGCCTTCGACTATATCAGCGCGGCGCGCAGCCATTTCGGGATGAGCAAGGATGAGGCGGCGGCACTGACAATGACCGAGTTCCAGCTGATGCTGGCGCAGAAATACCCTGATCAGAAGGGCTTTACCCGGGAAGAGTACGATGCCGTTGCTGATGACTTCCTGGCTAAGCAGGCGGCGAGAAGGGCGGCGGCGAAATAGCCCACGCAGGTGGGCTTACATTTTTTGGCAGCCAGGACTGGTTACACAGGATTGACGAATGGTAGTTACCTCGTCTGCTGCTTTGTGCGTTTGATATCTATCAATAAGCCCAGCAATGATTATCAGTGCCAGGACAGCCAGCCATACTTTGTTCACTATTTATCTCGTTAGCAGCTCGCTCAGGCGGGCCATTTCTTAGTTGCAGCCAAATTGATTGCAGCTATAAGAATAGCTTTGACCTTGAGAGTTTCGACCTGAAATCATGCGGCTACCTCCTCCAAGATTGGTTTGTGTTTCATTCCATGCTTGACCGTTAGCTGCTCGCCCGTTGGTGTAGGTAGAGTTGCCAATGGTATTGGACGTTTCTGACCAAGTGGAGCCAGTGCTGGCATTTCGGCCATTTACCGTGGTCATGCTGCCCATGCGATTAACTTGATACGTATTACCATTATTGTCATAGCATGTGGCCATAGTATTTGTGCCGATGCACTGAGCTGAGGCGTTAAGTGATACGAGAGAAATTACCAGAGCGATAACTTTTTTCATTTTTAAACCTTACCAAATATTAATGTAATGCGATGGTGCAGTGCCGCTCTGAGGCGGTTGGGAAATCACTATGAAAATTCGTACTGCAGTATTTCACCCAAATGGTTTTTTTGTACACGCTAAGCCTGGCCCTGACTTCTGGGTTTTCCTCAGCAAACCGCTTGGGTGGGGGCGTTTTACTATGGTTAGCGGGTCTAACGACACTAACCACCCGACAGGAATTTTTGAATTATCGGAAGTGCGGCAGGAGCCGCCCCAAGCGCCTTCGATACGAGTTCATTCATCAAATGTTTTATGGTGTCTGCCGGAAGCTCTCGAAGTGCTGCTTTCAACCCCTGCCTCTGGTCTTCGGGAATATTTGCAACAGCGATAATGTCTTCCAGTGCCATGATACTTTCATGATGCAAACGAACGGTCTGAACGTTCAGGATAGCAGAGAGCCCCCCATCATTCAGCATAAAGTCTATACCTTTACAGGTCACACTCGCGTAGTTGAACAACCAAATCCAGTCTTCCGGCTCTATTACTGATTCAATTCGCTGAATGTGTATAAGTTGATGTTGATGAAGGTAAAGTAGGTTTGCAGCGAGCTTTAGATGATGACACTCGGAAATAATACTGGACTCATACCCCGTTTTTCCAGGCGACTCTGGGAATGCATTGATAAGGATAGTCAGCATCTCTCTTTGTAATTGCCTGTCGAACTTCTCAATGTTCATTCCTCCCTCCTGTGGAGCAATATTGATGATTGCGAATGCCGCCTTTTTAACTGCTATGGTTCTAACAGTTAAAATAACCTAGCGCAGAACAAGTCTGCCGAACATCCTGTTAAAAGATCAGGCATTTCCCGACTCTGCTCATGAGAGTTATTGCTCTCAGCCAACCCGACCCGTTTAACTGCGGGTTTTCCCGTTCCCGGTCGATTGAGATCAATAAATCAGCAGTTGCCGTTGCGCCTGTGCTATTCCTGGGTAGGATGTTCATTTTTACCAATGGGGAATAGGGATATGAAGCGCTTAATTTTCATAACCGCTGCAGTATTTTCGCTGGTTGGCTGCGGTAAGCCAGCTCCAACAAAAGATGAAGTCTTCCAACTTGGCAAGCAAGAAATGTCTATGGCACTTTGTGGCGATAAGAGTGCCAGTTGTTTCATTGTAGAGGGTGGAAGCTCAAAGGTTTCTGAGAAGAAAAATGATAATACATTCAACGCATCAGCAACCTTTCAAAGTCTAAAAGGAAAGGATAAGAAGCTAGATTATAGTGGCGGCGTCGTATTTTTTGAAATAGACGCCGAAACAAGGGAGGTTTATGTCAAATCCATATCAGCATGGTCAGATGATGGAAAAAAAAGTATAGAGCTTTGTGGTCGAAACTATAAATTCTGCACAAAATGAACATCTAATTAATCACAACCCGCTCCGGCGGGTTTTTTTATGCCCGGAGAAAATATGGCAGGCGAGGAAAGCGCGGGAAGTATTGTTTACACGGTAAGTGCTGATATTGAGCCTTTGCTGCAGGGTGGTAAGCAAGCCAGCGCCTCTTTAGATGGCATGGGGCGCGCTGCCGATAAAGCCAACTCTGGGATTAAGGGCGTTGATTCATCAACCAAAGCCACTGCAAAGTCATTCATTCGCGCTGCTGATGACAGTTCAACAGCTGCAAAAATGATGGAGGCGTTGGGTAACGAGATAGCAGTTCTGGAAGAGAGGGAAAAAAAAGGCGCGCGTGCCGCTGTTATTCTTGCCGCTGAATTACGCGCTGGATCAAATGCTACTTCAGCACAGAGGAAAGAGATTGCGGCGCTTACTGGTCAGCTTTATGACATGAAGCAGGCGCAAGATAAAGCTACGTCCTCCGCCAGCGGATTAAAAACTGGGTTATCAGCCATTGCGTCAGCAATTGCCGTATCTCAGTTAATTGAATATGGCAAACGCTTCCTTGAAGCGGCAGATGCCATGTCGCAAATGCAGGCCAGAGTAGAGCGGCTGACAGGTAGTGCAGAGGCTGCATCGCAGACAATGCAAAACCTGATGCGTATTAGCTCAACTACGGGTGGTTCATTACAGGATACGGCGAAGTTATGGGAAACGCTGAGTACGGCGTTACGAAGCACAGGTGCAACCAACGGCCAGGTAATTCAACTCACCGAAACATTGCAGAAAATCGGGCGTATTGGCGGAGCTTCTTCTGAAGAAATGGCGAATGCTCTTCGTCAGTTTGGTCAGTCAATTACTTCTGGTGTAGTCCGTGCGGAAGAATTCAATTCCATTTTGGAGCAGATGCCAGAACTAGCGAGGCAAATGGCGGCTGGTCTTGGAATCTCTACGGATCAGTTGCGACAACGGATGCTTGAAGGAAAGCTTTCAGCACAAGACGCTCTTAATGCTATTCAGAAGCAAACGCAGTCAGTAAATGATGAGTTCGCGAAACTTCCTCGCACGCTGGCACAGGCCAATACGGCACTGACCAACTCATTCCTGACAATGGTCGACTCTGTGAACCAGGCAACCGGGGCAAGCTCTGGCATGGTGGCTGTAATCGACTCCTTGGCAGCTGCGATGGACAGGCTGGCTGGGAAAGCGATTTCTGCTGATGCTCAGATCTCTGATCTGAACCGCACGGCAGAAATGTTTACTCGGCGTGCGCGCACTTGGTCATGGCTTGGGCTTGATGGCTGGGAAGAGCAAAACAAAGCGCTGGCCGGGTTGAGCAATAAGGCCGCAATGCTGGTTGGAGACCTTGCCGCTGTAAGCAAAGCATCCCAGACCGCCGCTAACACAAAGCCGATCGAGATTAAAACCACCGGAACTACTACTGGCGGTAAGACGAAAGGCGGGAAGTCGGATGCCCAGAAAGAGGCTGAACAATACGCCAAAGCTCAGCAAACAGTTAACGAAAAACTTGACGAGTTGAGGCAGAAAGCCGAGCTATCAGCGAATAGTGTTGGCGAACTGTCCCGCGCTCAGGCTGTGCTTAGTGCTCAACAGTCCCTGGGTAATTCCGCAACGGAAGCCCAGATTATGCTGGCTGGTCAGTTGGCAGGAAAGGCATGGGATAACGCCAATGCATTGCGCGAACAGGCGAAGGCTGAGAAGCAGCGAACTGATGCGGCCAATAAGTTCAAGGCTATCCAGGGCAGGGCAAGCAAGACTGCGGGACTCGATAGCCAGTATCAACAGGATATGGCTGATCTGAATCTGTATGCGCAACTCTATCCGCAAAAAGTAGCAGAAGCAGAAGCAGCTCGCGCTGCTATCGAGCAGCAGTACCGCGATCAGCGCAACGCAGCAATGTGGGAGGAGTGGTCGCAACAGAATGCCGCCACTCAGGCTGCGTCGGCCGCTTTTGAATCTTTCGGTAACAACGCCTCCAACGCACTGACCGGAATCATTACTGGCAGCATGAGCGCACAGGATGCGTTGCGCTCGATCGGCAGCACGGTTTTAAACAGCGTCATCAACACGTTCGTGCAGATGGGCATGGAGTGGGCAAAGGCAGCCATAACGGGGGCCACAACCCAGCAGACAGCTATTGCAACGACAACTGCAGCTCAGGTTGCTGGGATTGGCGTACAGACGGCAGCCAGCACCACGGCAGCAGCGGCGACCACGGCGGCATGGACGCCTGCAGCGATCATGTCATCCATTGCATCGTTCGGTGGTGCGGTGGCTATTGGTCTTGGGGCGGTGGCGGCGGTTGCGGCATTGTCGGGTAAGCGCAAGAACGGCGGCCCGGTCAGCGCTGGCGGGATGTACCAGGTAGGCGAGGGTGGCATGCCGGAGATTTACCGTGCCAGCACCGGCAAGCAGTACATGATCCCAGGCGATAACGGCAGGGTCATCAGCAACAAGGATATGCAGGGTGGTGGCGGTATCAACGTGTCCATCAATGTCCAGAACTACAACGGGTCGGCAGTTGATGCCCAGGCCAGTTCGGACGGCAATGGCGGCGTGACCATTGACATGATCGTCGCTGACCTGAACAACGGCGGCATGATAAGCCAGGGCATAACAAGTAACTTCAACGTCAAGCGCACGCCAAGGGGGCAAAATTAATGCCGATCATTGACTACCCCGGCTGGCTTCCGCTGGCACAGAAGGCCAGTAAGAACATGACGCTGGATACCGGTTTCCTGACTGACCAGCCAGCGGTCGGCCCTGCCATCTTCCAGAACCAGACCGACGATTTGAAAGTGACCTGGTCACTGACCTGGATTTTCACCCTGGACCAGGAGAAGGCCTTCCAGCAGTGGCTGCGCAGCCCGAACTACCTTAACCGTGGCCTGAACTGGTTCCGAATGCCGATAAATATCGGCGGCAGCGGCTTGCAGGTACAGGAGTTGCACTTCACACAGATGCCAGTGCAAACCAGCATCGACGGCGGAGTGGTGACCTGGACGGGTACGGTGATCGCAAATCGCCTGTATAACGCAGACGACGAGTTCGACGACATCATTGTTGAGCTGCCGCCGCCGTGGAATACCTGGCTGGATATCGTGGTAACCGGCTACCCGGACGGGCGCGATCCTGAAAGTCTGCCGAGGGTTCCCTGATGCCATCCTTCCGTGAATATAAACAGCAGCGCCCGACGCGCGGCCTGTACGACACCATCACGTTTTACCATCCTTCGTTTGGCTACGTTCGCCTGGTCGACAAGCAGTTCTTCGCAAAGACACTTGGCGGCCAGACGTACACGCCAGCCCGCTTCGAAATCGAAGAGAGCCAGCAGAGCGGTACGCCGGTGATCGACGCGACGGTGAAACTTGGCCGGTTGTCAACGGACGTGAAATCTCTGATGAAGCAGTGGAAGGGTGCGGCCCGGCTGACGGCCATCACTGCAACCCGACAGATATTCGACAGCGTCGACGTATCAGGGCCGATTAAATCATGGCAGCTGTACGTGAAAACCGTCGATATCGACACGGACAGCGTCTCGGTCACGTTATCCATGACGAACCCGCTGAACAACAATATAGGAAGGCTTTATGACCCTGTTGAGTACACCGGACTGCAGTACCTCTGATTTTATCCGGCGGATGATCGGCGTGCCATGGTCGAACCGGGCCTGCACTTTTGACAAGGTCGATTGCTGGGGCCTGGTGGTATTGTACTTTCGCCACGTCCTTGGCACCGAGCTGCATCAGACGCCGGACTACGAAGCCGGAGCCGACTTCTTCACCTGCTATCAGGGCGATGTAACGTTCTGGCGACCGGTAGATAAACCAGTTGAAGGCGGGATTTTCGTCGGCTATCAGGGGTCGCAGCCTGCGCACGTTGGCCTGGTGCTGAACCGGCAGGCGCTACACGCACGCGGCGAGGGCGGCAGCGTACGTATGGACTCGTTGCTGGTTATCCAGCGTGCATTCACCAGAGTGGAGTATTTCGAATATGGCTCTGATTGAGCTGCAGCGCTTCCCCGGAACGCCAAAAGAACGATACAGGGTGCCAAACGGCACCTTTTTTTATGCCTGGCTGACGGAGAACGACAGCAACCTGCACCGGGATTTGCTCATCGTACGTAACGGTGTCACGCTGGGTGATGACGATGAGCTGGACTTTGAACTGAGCGAACTGGATGTTATCCAGCTGTTCGACCAGCCAAAGGGCATCATCGGCGACATCCTGAGTCCGATTTTCAAAGTGGTTGGTCAGGTGTTCTCTTTCCTCGCGCCGAAGCCGGCCATCGCGAACACCGGCGGCAACACCATCGATTCACCGAACAATAGCCTGACCGGGCAGACCAATACAGCTCGTGTTTACAAGGCCAAGCCTGACATCTACGGTCAGGTGCGTTCATTCCCGGACCTGATTCAGGAGTCAGTATTTGAGTACGTTCGACAGGATGATTTTGACGGCGGCCTGAAATACGTTACCGAGTGGATGTGCGTCGGCATCGGGCAATACAGCTATGAGTCGGTGCGCTATTCGGAATCCAGCCTGGGGTCGCTGGCGGGTGCAGAATATGAGTTTTTCCAGCCGGGCGAAATGATCCCGCAAATTGTCGAGGGCTACGGCTTCGACGATGTTGATGGCCAGGAGGTTCCGGGCCAGAACGATGCTGACGACTTCCCGGTTGAAACGGCGACGGCAAACACGGTTGTAAGTGGCACCTATTCCGGCGGCCAGATAGCCATGCAGATCGTCAAGCAGGCTGAGTTCGACTACTTCATGGGTCTGGTACTGCCGCATGCAGTGACATTCACCATCAACGTAACGTACGCCACAGCATCCGGCAGCGTCACAAAGGATGCGCTGTTTTCCGGCACGCTGATTTCGGCGGTAGAGACCAACGACGGCGCGGTAATAGACCCGGTCACCTGGTACACGTTCACCATGACCGATCTGCAGGGGCCACTGGATATTCCTGCGACGGCCACTATTAACCCTGTCACTTTCATCCTGAACGACAATGAGGCGCTGACAGTCGGCCCGTTCTTCTCTCCGGTGGAGTCCACCGAGTTGTGGCTGCATACCCAGTCCAGTCTTGGCGGGAAGAAGCAAACTAACTGGAAGGTGGTTATCTGGAAAATCGACGACGATTACAACCAGATCCCCGGCACCACAGAGACGTTTATCTATTACCAAGGCACGCCGCACGACCATACCAGCGAGGTATTCTACCGCACGGACAAACTGACACCTGCGGCTGGTTTCGGCAAATATGCGATCAGCTTCCAGCGCACCGACAACGCCAGTGACGCATCGGTGCTGAAGGTCGAGGAAATCCATGCCATCAACATCCGCACGAATGTGGTTCACCCGACCGACACTCTTGTGCGCGTGAAGGTGAGGGCGACAGAGAACGCCCTAGGCAGCCGGGAGCGCAAATACAATGCGCTGGTAACCCGGCATACCATCACTTATGACCTGGCGACGCAGGCAGTGGATTACACCCTGCGTCCGTCGCGCTCGTTCGCGGATGCGGTGGCGCACACCTGGTTAATCATGGGGGCGCAGCCGATAAGCAGCATTGACCTGTATGGCCTCTATGCGATCGCCGAAAGCCTGCCGGATGACCAGCTCGGGCAGTTCGATTACACGTTTGATGATGAAAACGACTCTCTGGGCGACCGGGTGCGCGCCATCTGCAATGCCGCGTCGGTCATGGCGTACTGGGATGACGGCGTGCTGACGTTTACCCGCGATCAGAAGGTGGACTACCCGGCGGCAGTATTCAACCGGGCCAATATGAAGACGGATGAGTACAAGATCACGTACGAAGCCACGTTGCCAGGCGGCTATGACGGCGTGCAGGTGTCGTATGTTCATCCGACCACGAACAACAAGACCTACATCAACTACCGGGTCATGAATGGGGCGATCGTTGAGCAGGAGGCGGAGAATCCCAACAAACTGGAGATCGTCGGCTTCCGTAATGAATTTCAAGCGCGTGAGCGCGCACTGCGTGAAACGAAGCGCCTGATTTACTCCCGCGTGAGGATGAATGCACGGGTATTCGAAGACGGGATTATTCAGGTCGGCAGTGTTATACAGATGCCGGACATCTACGACAGCAACCAGCAGCAGGGATACATCACCGGGCGCACAGGTAATAATTTCGATACCAGTGAGCCGATTAACTTCTCGGGCCAGATGTATGTGCTGGTCACCGACAGCCTTGGCAACCCGACGTTGCGCTATCCGGCAGCGCCCCGTAGTGACACGCCTTACGGCTTCACTGCGGCGATACCAGTGGTTCAACTGAACATCTGGAACGGCGACACCGTGCAGCTTCCGTCGCGATACCTGATCGCCACGGTGGAAGAACTGGACAGCCAGCTATGGACCGTTAACAGCATCAAACCCAACAGCGATAACACCGTATCCCTGACCGTCTCTGAGTATAGCGACAGCGTCTATCAGTAATTCCGAATAACCATCTCAACCCGGCCACTGCGCCGGGTTTTTTTATGGAAAAATTATGGCCACTCAACCTACAAATCTGCCTGTGCCGAGTGAAACGCCGCGTGACCTGAAATTTAACGCCGGTAAAATCGACGAGTTTGTAAATTCCTCTGTCCACACTTATACCGACCGGTTTGGCGTGCAGCACTGGACCATTGCTGGCATTCAGTACACCGCAACTCAGGTAATTTTGAGTCTTGGCTTCATCACCATGGACTCCTTTCAGGCTGGCGCAACGCTGACTTTGCCAAATCAGGTTCTCCGCGATACCAGTACCGGTGAGTACTATCGCTGGGATGGCATGTTTCCGAAGGTAGTACCTGCCGGCTCGACGCCAGCAAGCAGCGGAGGCGTCGGAGTTGGTGCATGGTTAAGTGTTGGTGATGCAGTACTGCGGGGGCAAATTTCCGATCCTAATGGCGCGGAGAAATATCCGGAACTGCAGATTGCCCGCTGGCGAGATGAAGGTGATATCCGCGGATGGGGGGCCAGAACCAGCCTTGCCGATAACACGTCTTACATACAGGCCGCGTTAAATGAAGTCGCGGAGGTGACGGTGCCTGAAGGGGTATGGGTTACAACGCAACTATCTATCCCATCCAACACCACGCTGCGCGGTGCTGGTAAAAACAGCACGACACTGAAAATGAAGGACGGTACCGACAGGGTATGGCACAACATAGTTTCAGCGAACGCTGCAGGTTTAGATGCGCGAATTGCCACTGATGCCAATGTCGATACCGTGGTCGGGGAATATGTAACAGGCATCGTAATCTCTGATCTGACCATAGATGGCAACTGGTCGAACCGCCCTGAAACATACTCAGATCGCGAGCAGGGAACGGGAATAGAACTACATAAAGTGTCTGGCGCCACCGTCGAGCGAGTGATTGTTAAGGATGCGCCTCAGCACTGTTTTAACGTTCGTGCCGGGACCAGTAGTTTTGAGAAAGGCTATGACTATGTGGCCAGGTACCCATCCCGCAATGTCCGTTTCTCTGACTGCAAGGCGTACAACCAGCTCTACGATGACGGGATCACGACTCATGACTCTGAGTACATCTGGGTAGACCGCTGTGAAACCTGGCTTACGCGAAATTATGAAAATCCAGCGATGCCTGCGGTGTCCAACGGGATAGAAATAGATGATGGTTCACGATACGTCTGGGTATCGGACTGCTATTCAAATGGCAGTTTTGGTGGCTTTCAGGCTAAAGGGCACGATAACACGCCTCCTGCTCACCATGTATGGTTCCGGGAGTGCGTGGCAGAGAACAACCACCAGGCTTTCATTATCTCGGCCGTTAACAGCCCGAGTACGTCATTTGATAGCGACTACGCCACGGTGCATCATATCTATCTGGACAAGTGCACCGCCAAAAACACCTATGCGTTCTCTAACTCAGTTGCCTTTGCAGCTGAAGCGCATTACATCCAGCTTTATAACTGCCGTAGCGTGGTCATCAATGATTTTCAGGTGATTGGTAAAACGGCTGACATGCCCAATACGTCAGCCAGTCCGTTCAAGGCGATATTCAGAAACCGCGCTTATAATGCCCGCGTTCAGTTTACCCGGCTTAATTTGCGTTCGGTAAACGAGCGCGGTATTGACGGGCAACCCCTGATTACTTTCGAAGCCAATGCCCAGAATATTAAATTCGATGGACTCGATATCGATAAGTTTGTTCGCGGTAGCGTGATTTTATCAAACGCATCAGGAGTTAACTGGGATATCAGGGGCGTTTATCTGGCGGAAGGAACTGCAACCTATCCGGCTATCGACCTCGGTGGTGTGGGCGGCGGCACGCTCAGTGCAGAGAAGGTTCTCGGTTCCGGATTCACTGCCGGGTATTTGCTGAATGGCACAAAAGTAAATGCAGTGACCAGGCCTGAGTACTCTAACCGCATGCTGCCTGGCGAGAGCGTTTTCCAGCAAGTGGTTGGCTGCATACCTGCCGCTAATGCAGGCGCCATGGCAGGGCAGAATATCGGGCATGACCACGTTGTGAGCATTGACGGTGGAGCAACAACAACCCGCATTGGCAGGGTACAGACAAACATCTCCGCAGGTAACGTGAATGACAGCACCTGTGTTACACGGCTTGGTATAGCGGTGCGCGAGGCGGGTTCGGCGACCACAGTCACAGCGCTTAACGTTCTTGCCAGCTCATTATCTCCGGCTGTTGATAATAAAATGCAGGGCGGATCACCAGGGCTTCGCTTCACGCAATTGTGTGCGGTAAATGGCACCATCAATACTTCGGATGCCACACGTAAGCGCGGATTGCGCGATCCTTCCTCAGCAGAGCTGGCGGCGTTTTCTGAAATCTCCCGCCTCCCTTCCGTCTGGCAATGGATCGCAAAATACGAGGTTGAGGGGGATGAGGCACGCCTTCATTCAGGGCCAACCGTCCAGGCATGTATCGGGATTATGGAAGAGCACGGTCTTAACTGGAGTGATTACTCATGCTTCTGTTATGACAAATGGGATGACGAGCCGGCAACGTACGTTCTTCAGCCTGCAACCTACGACCAGGACGGGAATGTGACTTCGGATGAATGCCTGGTGATTGACACGCCGGCCAGAGCTGCGGGGTCAGTTTATAGCCTGCGCAAAGACGAGCTGCTGTGGTGGTGTCTCCGCGCTCAGGTAAGCCAGATTGACAGCCTGGTGGAGCGAATTTCCAGACTTGAGGGTCAGTAATCGTCGGTTATGTCCTGCATTGCAGACAAGATGACGAGCCCGGCAATACCCACGGCAAGGATGCCGCCTATCAACAGCGCAGTTAACATGCTTTCTCCTGATGCAGTGCCTCAATGAAAGGTAGTGCACGGATATGACAGTTGCATTGCCACTTGATCTGAACCCACTTTAAAACTACTGTATATAAAAACAGTATAAAGGAGTGCAGATCATGCCCCGCAAATCAGACATTCACAGCGCATTTGTCGCTGCAATACAGCTAAACCCTAAGGGTTATCAGTGCCTTCACACGAATGACTTCATCCGTGAGTTGCGCGCCAGGAACTGGCATTTCACGCCGGACGACGCCAACGACTGGATAGAGCGTTATCAGGAGTTCTTCGTCGACAAGACGCCGGACAACAGCCAGAACCGTCTCTGGATGATGAGAAACATGGGGAGGGTGATCTGATGGGGTTCGTATCGCCAGCAACAGACTATGTAGAGCGCAGGCTATCACCCGAGACCATCTGCAACGTTGGCATCGACAGCCGCATTCTCGAAACATCGACAGGGTTCGCTGTTATCGAACCGGTCACCAGGTTGGTACAGAATCAGGTTCTGCTAATCCTCAGTGGCGGACGTACCCAGTTTGCAAGGGTCATGGGGCGAGCGTTAATCACGGATGATGGCGAAGCGATCGAGGGGGCTGCGGCGGAAGAGGTTGAGGTGCTGGGCAGGGTGACGTATTTCATCAACAGCACGGACGATGACATCCCGGTGTAAGATGCCGTTCATATCAGTCTGTTAAAAGGACAACTGATAAATCTTCATACGAAGTATCGACTCTTTTTGTGATTTAACATGACTTTAACTGAATAGCTCGATATACATGTCTTCAAAGCTGAAACTGAATGATGATATTGTGAATAAGATATTTTCGACAATGTTATAAGCGAATTTAAGGGACTTAACCTAAATTGAATTGTGCCAATGTGTATGTACGCACTAACATATAAACGATAATTAATAGCGCAGCAATTCTCTGGGGGTTGTTACAGAAATGGAAGAACTTAAGTCAAATTCAGTTTCAGACCGCGATTATAACCTTGTCTATGCATCGGCCTCTTCGGGCGATGTTGACGCCCAAGTTAAACTCGGAAAGATGTACCGTGATGGTAACGGGATTGAGAAAGACGGTAAAAAGGCCGTCGAGTGGTTAACTAAGGCCGCTGAACAAGGTAGCCTAGATGCCCATTACCTTTTAGGCGACATATATGCTTCGGGAGACGGAGTCCCTCTGAGCTATTCAAAAGCCCTGGAGTGGTTCAAATTTCCGTTAGATCAGGGCGACTCGGATACTCAGGTTTACGTGGGATGGCTGCACGAAAATGGGTATGGGGTTCCTAAGGATAATTCAAAAGCTATTGAATATTATGCACTCGCCGTAGAACAAGGTCATAGTACTGGCCAACATAACCTAGGATACTTTTACGAACAGGGTATTGGAGTGCCTAAAGATGAAAATAAGGCATTCGAATACTATACCTTATCAGCGCAACAAGGAGATAGTAACGGCCAGAGAAAACTGGGCGAATTGCATATTTTCCGCAAGGATTATGATAAAGGCAAAGAATATCTTCGTCTGGCCGCTGAGCAGGGTAACCAAAAGGCCCTTGAAACGTTAAAAAAAATTGAAGCGGTACAAGAAAAACACAGAATCGAAGACAGCATCAAGAAATTCACCTGTACCGTATGCAAAAAACAAAACCCGTGGGGACAAAAATATTGCTCTCACTGTTCTTCGATAGTTAAGTACGCGCCTGCATGGAAATATGTATGGCTCGGTGTCTTAACGGGTGTTGTTACGGCTGGATATGTTTTAACTCAAGGTGCAAGTCTGACTGAGGCGGCTTTCGCTTTTGTTTTCCCATGGCTGGCAGTAATGCTGCTGGCTAAATTGTTCGGTGGAACAAGAGCTGTTTCCATACCATGATGAACCCATTAGCTATTGTAGCGCATTCCACTGTTCTTAAAATGAATAGGGCTACAGAATGGCAAACGCCATGGTAGAGGTTTGTTAATCTAAAACAATAATTAAAACTTACTGATGGAATATTTGTGCCACGTTTTTCGTCTACACTGTTCCGGCAAAAAATGGTTCCAGCCGTGGAGATCCCCACCACGGCTACTTTTCATAAAATATCATGACGCCTGAATATAGAAAATTTTTTAATAGTAGCTCGTCTCCATTACCAAAGTGGAGCGAGACAAACTTTTTCTAACTAATGTTACTGTTTTTACGAGCATCTGCTTCGTCTGGCACAAAGCCACCCTAAACCGGTGCGCAACTTTCAAAGCAACCGAACGGATGGGGGAGAGGGATTTTGCCCCGCAGGTAGTGGCCTGTAAGGCAGCGGGGCTGAAAGCAACATCGCAAAACCGGGATTCTCTGGGGGCATGCCGGGGGCAAAAGATGTGTTAGGGACACAAACAGGGACAGGCAAATGTCAGTTAATGCGAGATAATGTTAATACTATGTGTTAGGCAACTGGTTGAAAAGATTAATAAACATTGATTTTCAACGACTTTTCACGAATTAACTGTAATGTGCGGGCTATTATAAAAACAAAACGAGAGAAAAAGCTATTTGCGCAAGGGATTATTCCGTTGCGCAAACGAATTACTGCAAAGTACGGATCCCAGCAATCAGGCGCTTGACACCCTGCTCAAGCTTACTGCGTGGGCAGCCAGCGTTAAGACGGACAAAGCCTTTGCCTTCATCCCCGTAGGTATAACCCGGCATGATTGCCACTTTTTGCTGCTCGATCAGCACCTTCTGCAGTGCCTTGTCATCGATCCCGAGCGGGCGAAGATCGATCCATGCCAGATAGGTCGCCTCCGGCGGCTGCCAGTTTAACGTCGGGAAAGCGGCATTCAGCGTGTCGGCCACGTGCTGTAAATTCGCCTCCAGATAAGCGCGCAGCGCATCCAGCCAGGCTTCGCCCTGCTGATACGCCGCAATATGCGCCACCAGAGCCAGCACCGACGGCGAGGACAGCCCATCACGTCCCTTCAGCGCCTGCAGATAGGCCATGCGACTGGCCTCATCGTCAATCATGCCATATGCGCCGGTAAGGGCGGGAATGTTGAAGCTCTTGGAGCCAGAGGTTAGCAGCGCCCATTTACTCTGAGCGACTTCGCACCAGGGGGTATGCCGATGCTCGCCCCACACCATATCCATGTGGATTTCATCGCTGATCACCGCCACGCCGTGTCGCGCGCAGAGGTCAGCCATAGTGGTTAACTCGTCGCGCGTCCAGACCTTGCCGGTCGGGTTATGCGGGCTACAGAGCAACAGGATTTTGTTTTGCGGCTGGGCCAGCACCGCTTCCAGTTCGGCCATATCGCACTGCCAGCCCACCACCGAATGTTGCAGGCCGACAGAGACAACCTGTCGGTTATTACCCGCAATGGCGTTATAAAACGCGTCGTAAGCGGGGGTATGGATCACCACGCCGTCACCGGCGTCCGACCACTGGCGAATCAACTCTGACACCATATAGATCACCGAGGGGCCATAGACGATGGCACGGGTGTCGATGGTGCTGTGAAAACGCTGGTGGAACCAGTGGGCCACAGCGGCCAGGAATTCGTCGTTTTTCCAGCGGCTGTAACCAAACACCCCGTGGCCGATGCGCGTTTGCAGGGCGTCGATAATGCAAGGGGCAGTGGCAAAATCCATATCCGAGATGGTAAAAGGCAGCAGATCGGCGGCACCAAAACGGTCGGCAATATAGTCCCACTGGGTGCACCATGTACCGTGACGATCCACGACGGTAGCAAAATCAAACAT